TAGGATTGACAGCCACAGAACCATTGATTTGTAATCTATAATCTTGTGTGATGGCTGCAAAATCGCTGAAATCCACCTGACTGCTAGTTAAGGTAGCAGTAGCAGTATTCAAGAAAGCGATCAAAGTACCATCTGTACCATCGCCACCAGTCGCTGGAAGTCCAGTTGGAACATAAATGAGCTCGAAAGTCACAGGATTTTCAGAGGTAAAATCTGGGAATCCAGAAGTACTCTCGAATGGAATTGGATCGCCAGGTTCACCAGTGGTAATAGTCTGAATAGATAGTTGCCCGTTAGAAACGGCTGTGATGTTGAAGATACCATTGTTGGCCGCATTCTTAGGATCGAATGTTTGTAGTAATTGACCAACGAAAGTATTGTCGAATTCAATAGAGGCGGAGGAGAAAAGGGCCTGTGTTTGGAAGGCTGGTAATCTAGCGATGTATCCGTCGAATTGGGTGAAAGTAACTTCATATCCATTAACCACGCTGTAGCTGTAAGAATATCCACCAGGTGGTTGTTGAGGACTGAAAATAAACTCAGGTTCAGAAGGGGCTCCGAAGATTGGATTTTGTGGAGTACTGATGGTGTAGAAAGGATATTGGTTAGGTAGAAGTTGACTTTCCACTTGGGTAGCTGGATTGGTTACGAACACGTGGATATCATCACCAATAGCTGGCACAACTCCTAGTGGGAAGGGGAAAATATAATCGTCTGGATTTTTGGAAGTAGAATCTACACTTGGATCCAAAACATAAGAGGTTCTTCTTGGGAGAGGAGGGGCTGCTTGCAAAGCAATTAGAGAGGAAGCGTTATTAGCAAAAAAGAGCTGACCACCCAAAGCCAAGTTGTTAGTAACGCTGGCTGCGCCACAGAGATTGAACACGTCAGTAATGCCCAAACAAAGTGTGGGAGCGTTAATATTAGCTTGTGGAATTTGAGTAGAAGTTAAGGTGTCTCCACGAACTAAAACTCCGCTTTGCACGATAATAGTAAAACCATCGCCTTGACGGAATGGGGAAACAACCACGGAGGACACTGTAGTTTCGGTGATAGAGAAGCTGAGGATACCGTTGCTGACCACTTGACCGTTAGCCACCCAAATGATTGGATTGCCATTAGCATCTAGCGGAGAACCAGACACAGAACCAAATGCCTCGAACTGAGCAGTGCCACCGATTGGTTGGTTCATAGCGTTTCTTTGAACACCGACACAACGAATGGTCCAGGTTTCTGGTGGAGCATCTTGGTCTAATAGCTGCAAGCTATTGATAGAACCTAAGCCGACGTTAGTGTTGAGTGGGATGTAGAATGCACCACCCTGATTTTCGATGTGGGCAGCTTGCAAAAGAAGATCGCCCGTGGTTGGATCTAGCTGAGCGTCATAACTGAAACTAAAAGTAGTAGTGGGGGTAATAGGGCCGAGCTCCAGTAGAACTAGAGGGACACCGTTCTTGAAAACGGTAGTACGATTTTGAATTAGAGGAGCGTTGTTGATGATGAAATGTCGACCATCCGCACCAGTACTGGTTGTAAAAGTTGGATCTAATCCGTCTACACCGCCACCGATAGCTTGGGAAATGATGGTTTGCTGAGTTGTGCCTTGGCCAATCATAGCCGTGACTCTAGAGCCTCCAGGTATCGCAACACCACTAGACTGTGTTATGACGTCTGTAAATACGCCTGGAAGTGCGTTTGTAGCTCCTGGTATGTTTGCCATGTTAAATCCTTCTCACTCGATTTGTGGATTGCATTACTAAAATGTAGTAATATTGCTATCCTTGGAGGCCCTATTAGCATATTTTATTAACTGCTGAGCCTTAAACTTTCTATTTTGAACCCGTCCTATTCCAGTATTTTACAGTTTTATTAGCATATCTGCAATGCTAACCTCTGTATTAATAGTTAGGTTCGCGGCTACTGGGCTATCTGGTTTGGACAAATCTGCGAAACTAGCTGTGAAAAGAATGGCATCGATGGTATTACCAATAGGAATTTCTCTTTTCCATTCCGTTCTTATATCTAATGTGAGAGTTTGCCTAAACAACTTATCATTTCGATCGTCTGTCTCGGAAGGTCCGCTAATCGAGATAGGCTTGACAATTATTCCTATTTGATGTAAAGTCTCAAAATGAACTTCGGTAAAGCACATACCCACCAATTCTACCAAATCATCACGGGCTCGCAAACTTCTGGTCATTATATCTACCATAATAGAGCCCTCCCAAGCCCCAGCTGTTAGAAAAGAAACCGGAGTGCGTACAATGGTTTCATTGCCGTAACCATCGGTGTATATTTTTTTATCATATTTAATTTCGCCTTGATTGCGATTGATAGAGATGGGGACATAACGTGTTCCACCGCTTTTCACCAGAATAGCAGGATAGAAAATGCTGTCATATCTATAATTTTCACCGATGAAAAGACGAGTGGGTAATACTGGATTAGGATTGAGCTGTGGGTGGGAACCTGGTCCATAGGGCAAATCCGCTCCTGGTGGCAAATCAGTATGGTCTGTGGTATTAGGAAAACCCCATTGGTCTTTGGAAAAATGATAATAGCTATCCTGCGAAAAAAAATCTCGCAAGGTGGCTATGATAATTTCTTTGGGATAGACAATCATCGAAGCTTGAACGATGTTGTATATTCCGAAAAGATCCGATTTGAAAAAGTTGTTAGAACTCATTAAGCTCCATACACACAGGTCACAACCACAGGCGATAGACATAAGTACGCCGCAGCATTAGTAGATTTCAAGAAGCTTGCATCTACTGAGATAGCTATTCTGTAACTTTGACCAGTGCGATAATCAAACGAGCTTATTGGAATAATAGCGTATTGTGTGCTTGTTCTCCAAGCAGTCTCGGCAGTTTGACTACCACCTACCGTAGAGTTAGGAACAAAGATATTGTAAATCAAATTTCCTTCTTGTGTAGGGTCACCAACAACAGAAGGCGGGCTAGTAGAACCATCATACGAAACATTGGCAAAAACATCTAAGACAGAACCGAAAGTTTGATTATTATTGGTGGGGGAATATTTCATTAAGGTCAATGTCATACAGTTCCAGGTACTACCAGTTTCGGACGAAATCTGATTCCAATTCAAGGCCTGTTGAAATGGCGATGTTGACAAAGTGGGGGTAATCATACCCAAACCTATTGCCACATTAGTTAGTTTACAATTTGGAGGTATTTTTTGATCTAAACTGAAAGTCTTGCCAAACGCAGTAACTTCTGGGCTCGAATTTTGCAAATCGGCGATAACCGTATACTGAGTATTAGGAATAAAAGTACTTCCAGACGCAAGATTAAGTACTCTCTCGAAATTAACTCCATTTGTACCGGTAGTCAAAATAACACCTTGTGGCGTAACTCCACCAACTACCCCAACACCCGATGTTGGTGGACCTGGCACGCCACCTGAAATACCAACGCTCAACATAGCCGAGTCATCTACCAAGGGGAATTCAACATAGAAAGTTTGATTAGTGTTATTTCTAAATTCCCAAAAATCTGGAATATTGAGGCCGGTTTGATTATTAGTATTAGCATTATCTACCCACTGAGTATCAAAACTATTATTAACAATACTAACGGGATTGATAGGACTAACTGTTGGTCCAGCCACATAGGCCTGTATATTATTGGTAGTCATATATATGATATCAAGTCTGCTTAGTATATTATCTGACACTCTAATTCTTGGGGCAAAAGAGCCGGCATTGGTTCCCCATAAGAATATTATTGGTGTAGTGCTAGAATTAATGACGCCACAAATAGAATTGTTAGTAATAAGAGCATTATTGTAACACGCAATGGCAGCCGCATAGTAATAGATATTAGCTCCCCCTCCACCACTAACAATGCGGGTGTAATTTTGAGAGATAGTGTTTCCCGTAATAATACTATTAGTAAAACCACCAAACTGAGTGCCAGAACCAACAGTTTCTCCTCGGAGCAAAATACCGACATTATCTGGCGTCCAACCACTTTGTGGCGTGTCCGCATACAAGCTGAGGTAAGACGAATTATTAGGGCTCAATCTGTTGCCAGAAATTAGCATACCATCATTAGTTCCGCCCGCACAAGCACCTACTGAAATCCAGTTGGCCGTGTTATTGATGATGGCACATGGGCCGGTACCCGCCGTTACCCAAGCAGTGGGCGTGCCTGAAAAGACGGGATAAAAGGCAATATAGTCTCCCAAGGAATCAATATTAGAAATAAACTTGCATGCATTACCTTCGATCACTAATTGACCTTTTTTGTTTCTAACGAAACCACCATTGGCTGGATTAGAATCATCAGAATCCGATGTCTGACTTTCTGCCGTAATAAAACCGATAGTGCCACAGGTATTTCTGCTAATACTACAATTGGTAGCAACTATCATAGCACCATTAATGGCGGTGCCTGGAACACGATCTGTGGAAAACAAAATCATCTGATCGTAATTGCATAAATTATTATCGATGTGCATATCCACTACGGTTGGATACAAAGGCCAAATAGGAGGGTTGAATGCAAGAGTAGTCACGGTGGAAGTGATGGCAATCACCGCCCTATGATCATCAGAAGTGGCTGAACTAATAAACTGGTTGTTAGAAATATTGGCGTTTTGCACAATAGCCGACTGGGTAGACAATTGCAAGCTAAGAAAGGCGTAATGATCTGTTAAAGCAGTATTGAAAGTATTGCCAGTGATAGTTAAATTAGTCAAGGTACTTGATACATCACTATACATCATAGCCTTACCAGAATTGACTAAATCACCCGTTCGATAATAGCCGTCTCCTACTGGATTGGCTGAGTAATTAAAGGTATTGCCCACAAAAGTACTGTCACTTTCCAAAGAAAAAGCTACGGTTATGGGGACATTAAATGTAGAGTTTAAGAAAGAAGATTGCCCGGTTACAATCAAGGCATTCACGGCAACAGTAGATGGATCGATAACAACACCAGTAAAAGTAGTGGCGCCATTGAAAGTAATATTACAATTGGTGAAAGTAACATTAGTAGCGTTTAAGATGCCGTTGAAAACTAGGGTAAGGTTCTCAAATGTCACTTCCGACATAACTACATTGGAGCTAAAAGTCAAAGAGGCAATAGCGCTTGCTCCTTCGATAAAGATTGCGGAGTTCAAGCCAGGATCAGTGGCAATAGTATAAGCGCCTTTGATTTGTAAAGTGTTTTGGAAGTCACTGTTGAACTCGAGCCAGGTAATAGCGGATGCAAAAGTCAGGAAATTACCCTGCGACTTATCATTGGTAAGAACAGCCGGAATACTGGAATCGGAATCCTTGGCAAATCTTCTCACATCACGGATAGTAATAGCAGTGGTTGCGCCGGTTCCGGTACCACTAACAACAGCAGTAACGATATAAAGTAGCGTTAAATCTTTTCGATCGTTCAAGATGTAAGAGAAGGTGGCGGAATCTATTTGGTATGAAGTAGAAGACACTACGTTATTAACAGTGACCACTCTATTAGGTGCGTTAGGCGTACCATTAACAGCGTCATAATCTGTCAATACAATAGTTACTAAATCGCCACCATCATCCACACAGAGACCATAGTTGATGGGATAAATAGCAGATAAATACGATTCTTGTAGTGGTGGTATGGTGAAGATTTGGTTATTGACTGCCTCAAAACTTCCATTGACCAAAGCCAATCCACCTGTTAAGGAGAGGAGGGCATCACTACCATATCCACCGGATACTATGGTGGCATCAAATCCTCTAATAACGCCATTGAAATGCAATAGTCTTTCTGGTAGAGCGATGTAATCCAAAGCTGAGGTGGTTAGTTGTTGCTCGCTGGTATTTCCGAACTGTCGAAGATCGGTGAATTGACTGACTGCATTGGTATCCGTTCTTTGTTGACAGGAAGCGAGTACCATAATTTCTTCGTCTAACTGCAAACTTGGGAAAAGCTGGAAATCAATATATTGATTGGTTAGAACCGGAACTGTATTTCCAAAGTCGAAAATAATATCAATGTAGTCTATATTGCTAACATCATAAAATCTGGTTACCTCACCTATACGTCCAGTGGTAACTGGGCCGGCATTGGTAAAGGAAACCCCATTGTAAGAGGCTAGATTTCCAGTGAACAATCCGGTGACTGGATTATAACTAGCTAATGATAAGGTAATTTTAGTTACTGAAGCAAATTGGTAGCCTCTCAACTTAGGAGAGATACTAACGATATCCAATTGAGCTATGGATGGCACACTAGTGTATAGCGGAATACCGTTGACAAGAGTTGGAGAGGAAATACTAAGTCTGCCTCTTTCGTGCGTATAAGTATTACCATTGGAATCCACATACACTTCAAAAAATCTCTTGAAGGTGGCACTCACCGGAGAAAAGTCTGTTGCGGTTTCTGCATCAAAAGACACAGAGTCATTGTCGAAATAAATAGCTACTTGCGAACCAACAGCAAGCACGGGATATGGCGTGCTGCCTTGGGCGTGGACACCGTCATACACAACAATTTGCGTTTCTACGGGTGGACAACACGAGAAGGTGACGCTTTGAATAATAAATCTTCCGTAGTTGACTAAGCCAAGGTTAGGGCCGCCTGGTACTTGTTGCACCACAATAGTTTTACCAGACTTCAAATTAGAGGCAGACAAGTCGAGTGGAATGTTGTAAGAGACCACCATGTGTCCTGGTGGGCCTGCGTTTGCACTAGCTCCCGTGACAGTAGCTACCCAATAACCATCACCGTACATATCCAACGCTTGCCCAACATCTAGATTGAAAGTTTCACGTTCTGCGCCATTGACGTAGTAGTTATTGCGCTTGAGTGGGGCAAACAAGATGGTTGGGAAAAGAGCGGATTGCGCTGAACCATACGAGGTCAAGAATGGGGGGCTCGCTAAGTTAGCATTGAAGGGTCCGAATCCGAGAGGATCAGGTGCGGTACTACCGTTAGATGGGAAAACATCAATAACGTTGTTAGGGAAATTGACGGCCGTATTGGTTGGATCGTAAACTCCCAAAGGACTGACTACGCCACTAACCACAGAGAAAGAAGCGTTGTTATAAGAGTCGGCAATCATTATACCGAACTGTCCCTGAAAATGGAAGGCGATAAATCGATAGTTGTAGCCAGCTTGTCTAAAAGCAATATTGGTCGAGTCTACAATTCCATCTAACGTATAGGAACCAGGTGTAGTACCTTGGTTTCCAGTGACGTCAATACCTGGCAAAAAAGTATATCCGTCTAGTGGATTACCGTCTGGGTAGAGAGCTAAGTGAAGTAGGTAGTGCGTTTCATTGAACTGGTCAGGGCTAAAATTGATACCGGTGCATTCTGCACCACGAGCTGTACCAATAATTAAGCTAGGAGGATTTGGATAGTTAGGTGAATTGACGCCAGCAGTAGAGAGAACTCCATACTTATTATTGTTGAAAAGTGGTCGATCAATTCTAGCAAGGGCATTAGGTGCATAAGCAATATTCTTACCTAAAATTCTAACGATGAAAGTGCTAAAAGCGCTAGTGCTACCTTGGATGTATTTCTTTTCGGAAATAACATAAGGGACTTCCACGAAATAACCGTCATTAGCATAATTGACTCTGACAATGTCGCCTGGTCTCACCAAAGCAAATTGCTCATCAAAAGAATACCCGTCATCAGTTGGCATAAACTGAATAATGTCATCACCAATAGCAATATCATCTACTGGAATACTACTATTACCATCTCCTCTAAGGAAGGCAATAGCTGGGGTGACTGGAACTACTGGAGAACCATAACCATCAGTAGTTAGGCTGGAAGAAGCAGAGTTAACAGAAATACCGTTGGCATATAAGTTTTGCACTCTGGTACCAAGGGCTAAAATGCTGGAACTATCAAAAAACTCAGCAAAAGACTGAACGTCAGTAGCGGTTTCGGGAATAACCACAAATCTGCTGGTGTCGAGGAAAATACCACTAGCTACGTGAGCGTAATAAGAAGAATACTCAGAACCATTATTGGTGGTAATGTTTGCACCCGTACCAAATGGTGATCCATCAGCCCATTGATGAGCCAATAGTTCGTTATTCATATCGTTGATTAGTGTATAGGAGTTGGTATTATCTCTATTGGCACGAAACACGTTATTGAGAAATTGAGAAGAAACTTCCGCTACATCGATTTGAGCCAAGTCATGACGATAAATCAAACCAATAAGATGTGGTTCTAGCTTAGAGCCGCTAACGGACTGCCATCCAAGAGCCGTATTAACATTGTTAGATAAGTCTCTAATATAGTTATACAAACTGAGCGTTGGGAAATCCAAAGTCAATTTGGACTCAGGAATGCCAGCGGCCTCTGCAATTTGAGTATTAGTGACTGGGAGAGTGACTAGACCTAAATTATAAATAATAGAGGCATTAGGGGTGCCGTCTGGATTTATGAAAATTCCAAGACGATCGGCCAAATTAGGCATTACTCCAGCAATATTAGTGCCCAAAGCCATTTCAATATTGATAATAGCGTCTCGAGCAGCATTGATGGCCTCGCTACCTATCTGATCAATGTTGTCATTGACGGGAGGTAAGGAGGCATCATCATCGTAATCATATGGGTAATTGCTCATTACAAGGTTCCTGAGGGTGGCAAGTTAGCGTCAGGTGGTGGAGTTGTTAGATTATCGGTGCTGTCGTCTCCCGAAGTATCTGGATCGGCTGGAGGAGGCGGTGGAGCTGGTGGAGGTAGTGTATTCGTAGTATTAACAACGGTGACATTGGCTGGAGGGGGAGTGGCTGCGCCAGCATCAACGGCGGCTTGTATAGCTGCACGATCATTCATACTATGAACTATGTTGTATACACCAGCGATAGTAGCCATAATTCCGCCAAACACACCAAAACAAACTCCAAAAGTAGTACTATCAAGAACGTGTTTACAGACTGCCCAAGCAGAAAAAGTCATGAAACAGGTAGTAATGAGTAATATAACAAAACAAAAAGCTACTTTGGCTGAAAATAGGAGTTTATATAGTCCTAGTTTAGTAATATCATTAAGAACTTGCTGCTCTCTTTGTATAACAGTTACTTCAAAACTCATCTTATTCTCCCTGATTGACTTCCACAACTTTAGTGGTTGTAGTGGTCACGATACTATTATCTTTATTTTCAATAACCACATTGATAGTTTGTTGAGAGCTTTCTTTGGCACTAAGTAAGCCCTTGACTACTCTATACAATAGAGTTGATAGTAGTCCTGCTACTAGTCCGAAAATAATTCTGTCTCCTCTGGTCACCAAACCATCTGGATACGGAAAGCTTTTGAACTTGACAGCAGCTACCGCCCCTAACACCACTGGCAAAATAGGCAGTACTAATTCGCTCCAAAACTTGGATGTTTTAGGATCTTTTTTAGCCAGTTGTAGGAAGTACTCGACTAAAATACGAACGACATAAACAATGCCAGCCACAGCCAATCCAAACAGAATAAATTGCCAGCTTAGCAAAATAGTTAGAATTGGATCCATATAAAACTCCTCCCAGATATACGAAAGAAGTGATATGTTTAGGAAACGAATACTTCGGCCTTAGCCGTCCAATTGATAGTACTACCGCCAAGACCAGTAACTTTAATTAGTATATTGGTGCCAGATATAGAGGCAGTTAAAGTACACGAAGCTAATGCGGTATCATGGGTTTGAATACCGCCTGAACTAGCTACACCGGATGGGAAAAAAAGAGTTCCCCCATCATTTTGTATTTGAAAAGTCTCCTCAAAAGTGGCACCCTCAGTAAATAAACCGCCAAAACTAAGAGGGGCTACACATACAGACCTAACCCAAATACCCATCAAATGATTTGAGGGCACCGGAATAGTAAGAATAGTGACGGGAGATGTGCTAGTCGATTGAGCAGCGCCAATATATTGCAAAATTTGACAGGCTTGTGAGGTTAAAGAAGCACTTGTACCTTGCCAATTAGCGGCAATTTGTTGTACCGTCAAAGCATTAGAAGAATTGGGGCCAGTATATTTCAATCCGGTACTAACAGAGCCAGAGCCATTATCTTGATAAACAAAACACCCTTGTCCTGCCGGAGGAGATGCAGTAGGTGGAGAATAAACTGGTAGTATTTGCAATAATCCTGTTTGACTGGATCCGACTCCACCCGTGCTTCCTGGTTCTATACTACCAATAACCATATTGCCTATTACGCTAAAGAAACCAGCGGCCAAAGAAGCACCGAAGCCATTCGGGAAAGAGTCAGTAACGCTGCCTACAGACAAAGTCACGAAACCACCGGGGCCATTAATATAAGTATTATTATTAGCATCAATAGAAATATTCCAGTTATTATTAGTGGGCGTAAAGGTTCCACTTTGTGGATTGAACCATAAAGCGGGAAGCGGGTTGGTATACGAAGTCTGTATACCCGCAGCTATTTGTACAACATTATCGATATCTAACTCAATCAATCCGCTTCGAGCATTAACAATAGTATTGGTACCGTTGCTAGAAATGGAATATGCTCCTCCCGTTAGGGAACCCGAGGAAGCGGTAATAGCACCATTCTCTCCAAACACCAGGACACCTGATTGTGCTTGAGCAACATTTAACGCACCACCACTAGATACAGTGGCATCACCGGAAATAGTAGTCCAAGTGGGGACAGACGAAGCGTTGCTGACTAGTACTTGACCCGGCGTACCACCCGGAATAAGTCCAAAGGAAAGCGTGGTGGGTGTCCAAGCGACACCATTCCAGCCTAAAACATTGTTGGTAGAAGGCGGAGAAGTAGTAATAGGGTAGCCTCGCAAACCCGTCACTTTCATCGCATTATAGGCACCTTGCACGTCACCAGCAGTTGAAAGCTGAACCAAACCTGGGACAGTAGCAGTGGCATAAACAGGGGGCGGAGATAGACCAGCTATTATAGCTGTTAGGGCGTCTTGCACATCCGTATAAGTTACCGCATTGACCGTCAAAGAAGGCGACAAATCAATCATAGTGGCGTTATGTCTAAAAGAAGCCCCATCAACATGAGATTGAAAATCATATCGGTCAGTCACAAGACGGCCCGGTGATTGCGAATTGAAATTAGGTGTTAGTGGCGGATTATTAGTCATGTGTTTCCATCATTATGTCTTTTTATTATCTTTTCAACAGTTTTTCTGTTGAGCTCAAATTTTTTAGCTAATTCAATTTTGCTATAATTACCAGTTTCAAATAATTCAATAATATTCTTTTTTATCTCCAAATAATTGTTTTTACCAGATATGCTTGCTGCTATTTTTTCCCTAGTTTCAGTAGAAGGCACTTTTCCAATAAGAGAGTTAGATATATTATTTTTTCTTTCTTCAGTAAATACCGTCCCCTTAAGAGCCTCTGATATTTTATTTTTCGTCTCTTTTGAAAGGGTCCGTCCAATTTTTGCTTTTGATCTATTTTTTCGTTTTTCCTCATTTGATTTGAACCCATTTTTTTTGTAATAAATAATTACATTTCTTACCGTCTCGAATCTAATATTAAACATCTCCGCTAATTGTTTTTTGGTATAATTTCCGCTATCAAATAACTCTAAAATTTCTTTTTTCTTTTCAACGGATAAATTGCCACGATACTTGATTGTTGCACTTAATTTTTGTCTCGTAAACTCTGTTACCTCAAAAGATTTTCTTCTCTTGATACCTATTTGTGCTTCAGATATCTTTTTCCTGGTTTCCAAAGAAACTGGCTTATCGGTCAAAACCCCTTTACCACCGATAGTCAAATTATATCCAAATTTAGCATTATTTGATTTATATTTTGCAATTAGCAACACTTCTTCTTCATACGCCTCATTTTCATCGATATGTTCTGAAATTATTTCAAAAATAAAATTATCTATACCATATTTATTAATAGCATTATGTATGTAGAAATGCCTAGCATCACTTGCTGCCAAATTTTTATGAGAGTTCCAACGACGAACAAAATCAACTGTTTTACCAATATAAACTTTATTATTTTTAATGTTAGCTATCTTGTATAGATAAAAGGTCATAGTTGAATGGTTAATTATGCCTATGATAGGCTATTTTACGGTAAGATTATTGCGTGGGTATGCGACAAAACTGGCATAACGACCCCCGCAACGATAGGGTGATTATGGCCTTGTGCTACACCCGTGGTTTGATTGACTTGACAAACCGACAAAACTTTTTCGTTTACTTGAATAGTGTGATTATGAGGCGGCAAACCTACTGCAAAAGCCAGACTAGTGGTGAGAGTTTGCGGGAAATCGGAGGTATCTCGGAAGATACGTATTTGATAGGCTGGGTCCGTCTTTCTAATTCTGAAAGTAGTCATTTTTTGGCCACCATCCAAACCGAGAATAGTGTTGTTTCTGGTGACATTAGCCACTTCATATCGGAAACTTTCATTATCATCTTGATCAAATGTCACAATAATATCTCTGGTCTTAATGGTAGGTACGGTCAAAGTCCACATGTCTACCGGAAACTCGGATTCCATACCTGCCTCATACATTTTAAGGTTTTCAGCAGTAGGGCCCAATCTAATTTTAATACGACCATCCGACATACGCGGATTGAAATATTGAGTATAGCCAAAAACAAATTTGGTGCCATAACAGAAGGGACAACGATCATCTGGATATTCGCTAGAAGCCAAGTAACAAGAGCAGGTGATACCAGTTTGCTCCCTTCTAATCAAACAAGCAGGCTGTCCAGTTACTGATAACAGAACATCTTGCCTCTGGGTGTTCTGGTTTTCTAGGGAAAGACCACGATAGATGCTATAATTACCATAACCATCAATACAGCCCATTTGACCGCCGATATAGCTACCCACACAAGTCCCATTGAGCAGTTGAACAGGGTCAGTTCTATGATAGCCGGCATAATCGTATTCTGGGAAAGTAACATTGGCTGCGTCCGCAGCGGTGTCGTTGGTAGACAAATAATCCTGAGCTACCTGATGATATCCTTCTAACACAGTAAATGGGAAATGCGGATACTCAAAACGAGATTGGCAGGCATAGATTTGATCCCAGCCAGAATCTTCTTGAAAAATAAACTCACTAACAATAGGGCTCCAACACTGGTACCCATCAAAACCAGAAACGGTGTGCTCAGTGATGGGGGTGTTATTGAAACCACGACCTCCCGGTGTGCTAGTGGCACCAATAGTTTGGACAGTAAAATAATCGCCAAAGTCAGAACTATCGACGATAAAGGGCCTGAAAATAGGAGATGTTTCCACCACCGAGAAACTCAAAATACCATTAGAGATGATAGGTCCGTTAGCTTCCCAAATATAATAGTTGCCATGAGGATCGGTGGGATTACCCGAGATAGAACCAATAGCCTCAAATCGGGCGGGCACTTGATTGCCGTATCCATCTTCCCTACTCTCTACGCACTTGATACTCCAAGTTTCATCCACCGCGCTATCAGTCACCAAAGTCAAAGAAGCCAAACTGCCTTGCCCTATATTATTAGGGCCGGGCAAATAATATTTTCCATTGGATTGTAATTCCAAATGAGCCCCTGAACTATTAGCTGGTGGAACAATCAAAGTATTATTGACGGTATCTATGGCCAAATACTCAATTAGTTCTATACCAATTTTAACAATACCATAGGGGGCGGTAAATCCTTCTGTGCATAATAGTGGAATAACTAAATCTGTCGCACTAATGTTTTCCCTTAACATACTAGTAGGATAATACCTAACACTGTGATAGGCGCGAGGCAGCTGAGGAAGAAAGGTGATAACGGCCGGATCATACTCCACCGGCCTAACAGAGAACCAATAATCTTGTCCCGGTGTCAAATCAATAATATCCGCACTGAGGCAACCGCCCTCAATAATGACATACTTAACGCCTTCCTTAAAAACATCCAGCTCGGCAGTAGAGTAATAGAGATGATAAGCGATTTTGTTAGTGAAAATCTCTGGGTAGGCTTGAAACCACTTCATATTGATACTATAGCCATCGCCCAAGGAGGCGACTCGATCGAGACCAGACATACTCGGATTAGCGTATTTTACCATAGTGCTGAAATGCAATTTTATTAGCAAACCTTGACATCAGGCGCGATCGTGACTATAATTTTAGGTATCATGGGACAAAAATGGATAAAAAAAATATACAGCCAGGATTTTCAGGACAATATTGTTCGTGACTATCTGGCGCCGCTATCAATCGAGAAAATATCACAAAAATATAGTATTACCACAAGACAAGTAATTCGTATTCCTGATGATAATCAGATCTCTCACAAACCTACACGAAAAGTAAAACTCGATGAACAATATTTTGACCGATATAATAATCCCACCTATGCTTCCGAAATATTATATTGGGCGGGATTTATTGCAGCAGACGGTAATGTGATGAACAAATCCAGTTCAAGAAGTTATTTTTTAACTGTTAGATTAGAGAGAGGTGATGAAAATCATCTAATAAAACTTCGAACATGCCTATCATCGGATGCCAAAATTAAACAAGAAATAAATAAGGGTGGTATTAGGTGCGGAAAAATTTGGAAAGATAGTTTAGATAGCGTCATTGTGTTTCACTCCAAATATTTGGTTAATTCATTAACTACTTTCAACATTATTCCGGCAAAATCACTAATATATACTTTTCCAGAAACTATAACCAATAGTCCATATATTAGTGATTTTATCAGGGGGTATTTAGATGGTGACGGAAGCATATCATTTAAAAAAGAATATCTCCGAATTAATTTTTATGGTACACTTTCGTGTCTAACAAGAATTGGGCAAATTATCAATCAAAATTGCGATATATCATTACATATCCCATTCAAAAATAGGACAATTTATGATCTAGAATATAATGGTAAAGAAGCCGTATTATTAATTCATTGGCTTTACAAAAATCACACTACAAATACGTATTTAGATCGAAAATATGATTTAATCAAATATTTGATTGATACTTGATCAATAAAGATTTAATATTTTTAGCCTTGGACATGAAAAGTTCTTTTTTTTCTTCGATTTCTTTTTTATCATCTACATCGTGGTGTTCAAGAAGATCATCTACATATTTTTCCGCCTCATCCTTGCCGAATTGATCGCTAATATATTCTACTTGATGTGTAAATGCCTCTTGTTCGAATGGATTTTCAAGATATTCACCATCATCGGAACTTTTAGTTGCCTCTTTGCCGGTCGTTTGTTGGAGCCAGTGATTTATCTCATGGACCCCATAAGAAAAATCTTTAAAAAAATCACCATCACATAATAATTTATAGCTGAATATAATTATTGCGTGGTCCGTTTTAGCAGACACATCTAGGTTGCCAAACATCATAGGAATAAAGTCTATTTCTGAAATATCCACTTCATACTCCTTGAACATATTTTGGACGGTCTCATTGTGTTTGAGATACTCGCGCATCTTTTTGATCATCCTGTTCAAGGACTTGTAAGGTAGTTTTTTTACTTGAGAAAGTGGAATTTTCTCTTTGTCACTGGAACCCATGTAGATATGGCTAAATAACCATATTATAGATAGAGGTTAAATTATGGCGTTTTTGGGAATTCGCGTACCACAGGAAGTTGGCAGACTTATCACAGGCTTAGAAGTGCCGGGTGAAAGAGAATCCACTTCTGAATATCATATTACTATTTTATGTTTTGAGGATAACTGGCCTATCTCAGAAATTAGTAAGGCCACCGAAACCACCTTCGAGGCCATTGTAGATATTAAACCATTTCTGGTGAAGGCCTCCAAGGTCTCTCATTTCCCGCCACACAATGACGGGCCTATCCCCATCATCGCCCCCATCGATTCCAAAGAGCTACATGAGCTGCACAAGAAGTTATGCAAGAGTTTCGACAAGGCCAAAATAGATTACAAGAAAACCTTCAAGGAATATAAGCCGCACATCACATTGGCTTTCTCCAAAGAAGACCACGATGACTTCAAGATTGAACCCAAGTTAGAGTTCGTGGCCAATGAAGTGGTGCTGTGGGGCGGAGATCATGCCGATGATCGTATCTTCATTACTTTCCCCCTCAAAGGGCCGACCAGAAAAAGAAAGAATGCCTTGTTATTACAGCAGGTAGAGGTCTTTGAGAAAATTGCCGGTAATCCATTACAAGATTTTCTAACACCTTCTTACGAACGCAGGAAGACAGATCGTTAAGGCAGTTCCTCTTTTGACCAATCGCGAAAACGACCGCATTTGGCGCAAAAGAGATCCGTTCTCATTTCATCGTCTTCTTCCACGCTGTAAAAATAATCGCTGTCCCAAGTGCAGGGTTGATTGTCGTGGGAACAGGGTTCTTCGTATTGTGTTTTGGTGGTCATTTCAATAGTCCCTGAAATTGTTTTGCCATCATTGCAATCTCTCGTTTGCGCGGAAGATAAATGGTGGCGTCTCGGTAGAGGTAATCAGCAATTTTGGATGTAACGCCGTTTCCACCATATTCGAGAACGCCTTGTCCGCTGGAAATTCTAATATCCTTTTCTCGTTCTTCGAGATCGCATTCTTGTTCCAATATATATCGAGCATCTGTGAGAAAACTGGGTGTTCCACGCATAGAAAAATGGACTTGTTCGGTCTTTTTTCCATCGGGTAATTCGGGAATGAAAAAACTGCCATCTCCGTCATTATACCCACGGAGAAAATGATGTTTGAGAGGATGCGTTTTCATCCATTTAGGAAACGTATAAATAAGGCTTTTGCGCGGGATCACATCGAAACGAAATAGATCATCACACATTTGCTTGGAGGTGATAATGATTTCACTTTTCCAACAATCATTCCATTTTGGATTACGTTTTGAGTTTTTAACCAAAAAATCTCTAACAGGAGTTTCAGCTTTCATTATCTGTCGAAGTTGTTCAAGAAAATCCTTATCTTCTCTTGATAATCCAATTCCAAGTTCATATCTTATATTTCCAGAGGTATTTTTTCTATTTTTCACACAACCATCGGCAGCAATGAAACCAGCCACATAAAATGTCTCTTCATTATCTCTTGAAAAGAATTCTTGATCACAATTATAGATAATTTGATGCTGATAATTAAGGTCAAATTTTTCCATATAGCGACTAACGCTTTCGGGGTCTATTTTTAGTTCGCGACCAACTGCTTTGAGCGTGCCAAGACGGCCGTAAGCTTCTTCTAGAATTTCTTTGGTCACCACCGATGCAACATCTTGCCTGGTACGACAATCATAATTTATAATCTTGAAGGCCGTATAAACAGTTTGCGTATTGATACCATATTTAGCACCAATTTTACCTGCTGAACCTAATTCTTGAAAATCTTGAATGAGTTGTTCGGGCGTAATTTTTGAGAGTAGCTTGTTTTTCATGTTTGTCCTCGTGCTGACTTATATAACAGCACTTAGAAAAACCTTCGTGCCCTCAGTACAATCTACGAGCACGGACGTGGCGTAAACGTGCCCACTGTGGGTTCATACCACTTGTCATTGAGAATACTCCAAGACCGCGTGGACTTGGTCTGAGTGAATTCTTAATGTATTTAAGCTTTTCCCAATAGTGACTTAACAAAGTGCTATATTGAGTTTGTAGCAATTCACTAACAGTCGGAGGATTGAAATTTAACCCATTATCAGTTAGTTGAAATTCTCTTCCTCTTTCAATCAAGGCAATAGAAGCTAGTGCATATAAAGTAGCACCTTCTACCAATACCTCTCCGAATTGATCTACGAAGCTGTCTTCGTCAAAAGTAAACCAAGTGAAATAAGGAACTTGGTTGAAGTCCCACAGGGCAGTGGCAATAAAAGTGGCTAGGGTATCCACAGAAAAAATATCGCAATCCACATAAATAGTGTTGCCGTAAGCATCCGAGGATTTGGCTTTACCCGAGCTATTAAGCCTGGCTTTGAGAGACTTCATTAGCTTATTGATGTTATGCAGGGCACACTCAGAATAATGAAAACCAGGATCATCACCTAAATGAATTTTATCATCACTATTGATAGCTGGTATTTGTGTATGTATTATCACAAAACTAAAAGTAGTTTGCACTAAAAATCCATTAATATAACCTGTCCAAATATCGTTCCATACACCAAGCGGGCCATTGATAGGAGCAGTGAAAGTATACTCATACTCTCCAACCGATAATTGATGTACGCCCGAAGAGGACTGGACGAGCGCCACTAAACCACTCGGCTGAACTATAGAAATTGTAGGAAAGGCATCCGTGTCGATGGGATGGCCCATGGCATCCTTAAATTTTACAGTTAACCTAACCTGTTCGGTCGGTTCAATAAGCTCGCCCCTGGCTTTAATAACCATGTATCGTCTCCAAATATATTGCTATCGTGATATATAGTAGATATGAACAAAAATCGTCTACAAAACAAACTAACCAAAGAAATACTGGAATATGAATACAAAACGCTCGGTAGTATGCAAAAAATTGCAAATAAATTGTCCGTATCTATTGATAGTGTTTACAAATATATGAAATTATATGGACTATCATATGACAAACATTTTACTGGAATTTATGAGTGCAACGAAAACATTTTTGATAGTGATAATGCTGAAAGTTTTTATTTAGCTGGTTTTATTGCCGCTGATGGCTCATTGCAAAAACGACAATACTCAAAAATATTAAAAATATGTTTATCAAACGTAGATTTAGCACATTTAGAAAAAATAAAAATATCTTTTAATAGCAATCATCCTATTAAAAAATATAATATCAAACCAGGTAAACTAATAAAAACACCACATAAGTGCGTAGAAATACAAATAGTAAGTGATAAAATTTATGATGATTTGGAACGATTTAACATCGTTCCAAATAAAACTTTCACATACATGATGCCAGGGTGGTTAGTCAATCATCCATTAGTGCACCATTTTATGAGGGGATATTTTGATGGGGATGGTTCGATTTCTTATTGTGGACTCAGTGCGGGAAGAACAATTAAACAATTACATTTTAATATACTGGGAACACAAAATTTTGTTGAAGAATATCGCAATATTTTAATAAAAAATTGTCAGCTACATTATAATAAAACGGTGGTAAAAAATAATGTTTTTTCACTGTCGTATAGTGGCAATAAAGTAGTTAAAAAAATATATGATTTTTTATATAAAGATGCCACCATATGGTTGGACAGGAAAAGAGAAAAATTTATCTTCCACCGCCTCGGAAAGGACGATGTGGATTTCTAACGAAACCACGGGGACCAAGAGGCAGCGGTTCATGAGGATATGGCGCGGGACAAGGGGGCGGACACGGATCATGATGTTCATGACGATCGTAAGGATCGGGACGCTCATGGTGATCATGATGGCAATCTGGTTCTGGAGGGAAATGGCAAGGTGGTGGCGGATGAATTGGCGGGCCGCCCAAACCGCCCGGAGTCAAGCCAAAATTACCGAAAGGTGCCGTTACCACAATCTGACGAGACGCATTGACCAATAGTCCCGTATCTGGATTCATATAAATAATATCTACAAAATAAGTTCCCACTGCGGAAGCCCCATTAGGAAGCAAAAATTGGAAGTAAAACAGACCTACATCTATGCGAGTCATGGTTCGCGGGTAATCGCAAGCCAAAGTGAAACCAGGAACAATAATTCTGGTTACGACTGGGATATATCCGTCATCCGTGCGCTGATCATAGCCGTCCTTAACTTCCTGATAGAAAGTAACTAGTTGGCCAGGAGTATAATTAAAGCAGTATGTCATTGTTCCTCTGCTATTATGACTAATTATGAATATACTTACATTAGAGTGTATGAAAACTCCTCCAAAACCAGAATTTTGGGTCACCAATGCTTCTGATAGAAATGTCACGTTAGCTGACTTAGCTATCAACATTAAGGCGTTTAGGACGGTGAATTTATTGGATAAAAAACACTATGATTTTACCTTGGAACAACTAATTAAGTCCAGAGAGTCCGGTTCTATTTTCAAGAAACGAGATAAAATATTGGTGCGAGACCTACCACCGCCAGCTATCGATAAAGAAAGAATACCATTTTTGAGAGAGTCGGCTATCCCATCTAGAGGACGATCTATACTAAGCATTGAGCAGGTTGAATATGATGAGCTCAAAATTTCGGACGATCTATCGATGCAGAAAAAATTGGACGAAGACTACGCCAGAGAGAATGCTGAATTAGCCGATGCTGATACTCAGAAACTCGTCATTTCCCACAAATAAGAGGTCAAACATGCATTCGCGTAAACAACTAGCAGAAGTTATTGATCAAATTTTTGAGCAAGATGAAGAGGCTGCTGACGTTGAACAAACTACCGTAGAAGAGTACAAAAAATTGGACAATAAATGCAGTAGGATTTTAGAAAGGGCAAAAAAACGCAAACAACAGACTAACTAATTTGATAAATGGAGACCACAAAAATGCCGGAACAATTCAACAGAAAAGACTTGCAAATTATTCTAGAAGTCAATAGAAAAGCTGTTGAAATAGAGACTATTGCCGCAGAAGAGCGAGAAGAAATTTTCGAGAAGCTAACCGCCGGCAAACTTCAACAAGATAGAATTGAAGATACGGCAGATAAATTAGTCGAACAGGTAGACGAACTATCCAAGGACATGTTTAGGATTAAAGTATTGTATGTCAGCGGTTTGTTAGCCTTGGCTGCTCAGATTATTGAAATTTATTTCAAGAAATAATTAGTTCTTCATGATTTCAACACTGGTGGCTTTGGGGTCACCATGCTTATTGATACCTAGACCAAATTTTACTTTTTGACCCTTATAAAGTGTCTTAAAACCCTCACAGGAAACGTCAGAAAAATGGACAAAAAGATCTTTTTGTTTGACGCCATCTATCTCCCAAAAAATGAAGCCATAACCTCTTTTGGGATCAAACCAGACTACCTCTCCGTAATATGTTATTTTAACATTATCTTCACTCATTGATATGTCTCTTTCTATATACTCCATCAAGCAAATTTTGTTTAGCACTTAATGGTCGCAGATTACTTAATGCCCAACATATCTGAAAATTATTGTCGGTCATTGTAGTATATGGTAATTTGCTCTGTGGTATTATATGATCAATTTGCCATGTCCAAGTTGATTGATCGTTGTCATTCCATATTTTTGGGTCATATTTCCCCCAATTATTCCAAGTCATCCACGGCTCAAACTGATTTTCCAAATAAACTTTTAAATCTCGTATAGAATATGGAATGAAGTCGAGAACTGAGTGTCCGTTTTTGGATGAATTATTTTTCTTTAATGCCCTTTTTATTTCGCAGGATACTCTGTTTCTTATCTTGAAAACTGGATTATTTTTATATTTTTCTGCTGAATTTTTACGATTTCTATCAGCATAAATCCGCTTATTCTTTTGGTAGTATAATCTGCTACTTTCTTGATGTTTTTCGATATTTTTCTGATATCTCTTTTTATCGTACGCCTTCTTACGATCTTTATTTTTACGATAATTATTTTGAGCGTTTACAATTAATTTTGCTTTATTTTGTTGATAGTATTCTTTCTTGTTTATCGATTCGCATGCCTTGCAATAACAATATAGTCCATCAATCATTCTTTTACACTTACAAAATTCGTTTTCATTTTTCTCAATATAACATTTCTTACATAATTTCATATTACTTACTTTACTTATCTTTATAGATCAACTCACCGTCAACCCACAATTCGCCCCTATGAGAGTCGAGGCCTGGAATTTGTAGGGCATTGCTTGATTTCAGAGAAGCAAAACAATCTCCCAATAATTTATACACTTCTATGGCGCCTATTTTACTAACGTCTTTTCTTTTATCTTCGTTGGTGGCAGCACGCATCAACTTATCAAACTTAGCAAAAAGCAGCAACATATCTTTTTCACGACCAGCCCAACGAGCCACAGTCAGAAACTTGATACGCGTTTCTTTTTCGCTAGTCACTTTCTGACTAACATCGTCTGGATTGGTCGAGTCGATTATAATTTTACTGAAATCTTCGCTCATATCTTACTCCTTACACTTGCTACATCAAATTATCTAATACCCCAGGCTTCAACCCTAATTATACCGGTGCCTCTAAACCATATTTTAGATATTTGTCGGTTCTCGAAAACAAGTGAAGTAACTCCTACACCACCCGAAACAGCACCTATATCTCCATGCACAGTATTGCCGTTAAATGAATATTGAGCAACTGCACCACCTGTTGCCGCAGTTGTAAAAGTAACCGTATAACTAGGAAAAAGAATAACAACATCCGCATCAAAATTGAAGGCAGTACTTATGCTGATAGTAGGTGTCACATTGGCAAAGAAATTGAAATCTCTACCGTAAGTAATCGGCCCCTTTGGGTCGTTAGATCGATCGTTTGGATATGCACCCATGAATTATACTCCTCTTTCTATGTAGAAATATTCACATTATGTATCTAAGGCGAGCATCTTTGTAGCCCAGCTCCATCATTTCTCTGATTTTCCGAGGATCGAAATCTAACACATTATCTAATAAATTGTAGTGTGGCTTAATAATACGAAGTTTGATGGGTTTTTTGTTAGACAGACCCGCTTCTGCTAACTGGTTATACATCATGGCCAACTCTATATCATTGGATAGTATTTTATCGGTAGCTACATCGAAAGCACGCCTAACAATATCTATAATGTTAGGGTCTTCCATAAACTTTTTGTCTCTCACATCGGGGGAGGTGGTAATGACATCAATTTCATCTGCTCCCATTTCAATAGCCATCTTAATAGGGGATAGGGTCTTCATTCCACCATCGATGTAAAGATCGTTATTGATTTTAATAGGAGAAAGCATGGCCGGGAAAGCTGAGGAGGCTAAGACGGCATCAATAAAATTATCGCTATCCTGATTGAAGACAGTATACTTGCCAGTATGCAGATTAAGGGCTCCCACAGAAATTTTTTTGCCAGAAGCCCTAATCTTTTCTAGGCTAACGTTCTGCCTAATGATTTCATGCAAGGGGGAGCTATCATAGAAGGATTTACGCCAAGCTGCCGCAATTCTTCCCCAAAAGGGCCAGGGCTTATATATTTTAGAACTATCCAGTTTGAGCCACCAATCGGTCAGTAGTTGGAGGGCTGCCTGTTCCTCTCCTGACTTGAACATAGCTAGAAAAGCTACATTAATAGCGCCTACCGAAGTGCCCGTATAAATATCATAACTGATACCCAAATCTCCCAATAAATATCGAATAACTCCGGTTGCCCAAGCACCTTTGGCGGCTCCGCCACTGTGTACGAGAGCACGAGTCATATATGTCTCCAAATACGTCTATTAACTATCTTAGTGATAGTTTGTCGTGCAACCCTAAACATTTTTGCTAACTCTAAATGTAAGTATCCTTCTAAAGCCAGTTTTCTAATTTCTAGAACTTCTGACTCTATAAGTCTTGCATTATGATGTTTGATGCCTGCTTTTACTCCAATATTCTTGCCTTTGAGACTTTCACTCAATTTTTTCTTTGACTCCTTGGAGTGATGTTTGCCGTAAAATGGATTCTTCTCACCGGACATTTTACCAGTTAGTGTCTTTTTAATCTGTGCTATCGTCTCCTCCGAATGAGTTCGTCCATAGAAAGAATTTAATGCCCCAACTTTTCCTTTTTGTGACTCTGACATTTTTTTTCGTGATTCTTCTGAAACAGGATGTCCCATAAGAGCAATTGATATCTTCAGCTTAGTTTCGTCTGAAATACGACATTGGTTACCACCCGTTGTGGCGTTATAACCGTTCTTTCCGAAGGTATCACAATACTTAATCCAATATTGCTCTGCCGCATCTAAATTATCAATAGATATATTATCTTGCAGGCATTCGATACTAAAACTGTCTTTACCGTACTTTCTGATAGCGCTACAAATAATGGCACGTCTGTTCTCTACGAACGCAGCCTTAAAATGCTCTTTTAACCTTTTTTCTATGGGTTTAACGGTCTGTCCCACGTATTTCTTACCGTCAACAAGGTTTGTAATTAAATAAATTTTGCCAAGCATCCATGACTCTTTCTTCTGAGGGTCTCTTACTCAATATATCAGAATAGTGCCCCACTCTTAGTAAATAAACCCAATCAAAGAAACATCCAAAGTACAAGAAGTAGATGAAGCCAAAGTTGATATAGCAAACTCCATGGTTCCAGATAGCTCTAAACCATCTGGAAATGTTACGGTAGCGCTGTTTGCCCAGCCAGAAACTGTCGTACCTGAGCCACTTGTAGCGCCTACCGTGGCTGTGACTGGCGTTGAAGTGGTTGGAGTTCCCGTACTTGTTATTCTCAATCTGACAACAGCACCAGCCGCGACCGTGGTGGTAGTTCTAACAGTTAGAGTCATGGCTTGAATTCTAAATGTTTTTCCGCTAGTAATGGTGAAAGTAGTAGCGGCAGCACCGGCCACAAACCCAGTTAATGGGGTTAGTGACAACAAGGCTTCGGTAGTTACACCAGCTACAGCACTAATCTCATATACTAATGGAGTACGACCTGAATCTTTTAATTCTTGTACTCCCAAAGCATTGGTAGCTTGAACACCCTTAGCCACAGCGGCTACTGCCACACCACCAATTTCAGTGATGTTATCCGCCCAAGGAGAGGTGCTCTGCGTAGTAGCTACGGTACCACTAACTGGTTGAGTAACGCCAGAGCCATCTACTCTTAAACCACCCGAAGTATTGAGGGATAGTGCATTGGCCAAAGCGGTGGTATAGGTTGGAGCCGCAGTTGTTACAGAGCCACCCATAATAGCCAAGCTTGGTGGCATTGGGTTGGCGGAAGGCGTAATGAAGGTGGCTAATGTTGGATCATCAGATTTAGAGGCATTGATGGTGATACTACAAGTACCGGAAGTATAAACAAAGGCACGAATACGAACTAAATTAGTGCCACCTGGTACAACGATAGTGCCCGCAGTAGCTGTATTAGCAGAGGCAAATCCAATGACTGCTTGTTTGGTAAAGGTACTAGCCATGGAAAAATATGTTTGATTCCAAGTGAGACCATTATCAAAAGAAGTTTCAGGAAGTAAATCTCCAATGAAAGTTCCGGCAGCAATTTGAAACCCAACGGATTCGTTGCCTAGCATAGAGATCTGAACAATGCTATTAAGGGCGGCAAAAGTTCCTACCGTAGAGTCCGTAAAGGCCGGTGTAAAAGGGCTAGAGGTAGTCCACGTGGAACCATTATAAACAGTCCCTACCATTTGGCTAAGTGCCGGATTTAAAGCAGATAAGTTTGACTGTGCAACAGAATATTGTGATTGCAAAGTGGATTGCACGGTAGCTAAGGAAGTTCCAGACGGGAAATTACCACTATTGAATGATTGCTCGACAATATCTCCCATCTGCAATAAATTTGCATCAGAGGAATCAATAAAGGGAACTTGACTCTGAAACCCCGGTGCTGGAACTATATTATTGGAGTTAGCTGTCAACCAGAAAACGCCATTTACACTAAAACTGTTATCTGGATTGGTAATCGCACTGATAAGAATAATTTGATAAGTCATAAGTTAGCCCCCATGCTTACTATGACATGTTATTGATTGTCGCGTCCGACAAATATAATATTAGTAACCCCAGACCGCCGTATTATCAATAAAGCCAGCATCTTTGTACTCAGGAATAGGGGGACCAGATCCTTGGCTTAAATTTGCGGGAGTGAATGCAACCCAAGGAGTTTGGCCCCCTTCAACAAATTGCTGAGGATACAAATCGAGAGGATGTGTTAGTGGGAAATACCAGAAGAGATCGGATCTACGAACTGGCGCAATCTGCTCACTCTCTCTTTCAATTTCTTCCTGAGTAAGAGATACGCCGTTCCAATACTTTACACCACAGATGCTGCCCTCCCATGGTTCAGTAGACGTAGTGCTACCAGACCAACTAGCCACATTACCTAATCCCAAAAAATCAGGTTGTTGTGCAGGGTAAGTAGTTCCTGTTCCAGTAAAAGAAAACACGCGGCAGGTTGCGGCACCAACTGGTTTGATGTAAATCGTCCATGTAGTTGTAGCTGAAGAACCGGTACCACTTGCAGACAACGTATAAGCAATGAAGTACCACTGTCCCAGAGTGGGGGTGATCGTCGTTACTAAAACAGCAGGTGTTGGACCACCAAACAATCCAATCTTGGTTGAAGCAGTGTCATACAAAATCTGAAACCATGAAACATGAAGAGTCAACATTGGCTGCCATAAGACTTGTTGGCCGCCAGAAAGAGTTGTTAGCTTAGTAAAACAGCACCATGTATGATAACCGATGAGTCCACCTGGTTTGATCGTTACTGCTTGGTTGATTCCAAGCCCACCAAGAGACGTAGCGCCAAAAGTAATAGAGGAGCTCATTAACTAATTCCTTGGTACCAAGCACTATTACCACTGGCGGCCAGAGCAGCACCAGTCTTATTTTCTACCACGATACCCCATTGTTGTGGCAGCCTTCCATTGAAAGCGGCTGCCACAGAAAGTGGATTAGAGTGATATGTAACAGAATCAGCCACCACGTTGAGAGTACCAATTAACTTCAAGTTAGGAGGAGAAGTTAGTGTGATACCAGCATCTGAACCGGTAGCTGTATCACCGTAGGTGGTACCACCATTAGCAGAACCATATGCATACACGTTAACAATTCCAGTAGTGGATACGCCAGTACTGGCGGATACTATTGTAATTTGCACTAATGCATCTCTAAAAGGAGTAGAGTTAGTAACGGAGGTAGATCCTCTCTGACCAGCACTGGCTAAGCTATTAATAGTACAAGTGATTGATTGATTACTAGTTCCATAGGAAGGAGTGAGACTGAAAGATCCAGAAATCGGAACAGCTGTTCCGCCCGAAACTCCTTGTATGGAAACAACACCACCAGCAGGAGTTCCGGCCGTGCCATCTCCAACTACGATTTGATGTCCAGAAGTATCAGTTGCTAATACACGAGCATCAGTACCATCTGATCCACCAATAAGAACTGGATTACCCGTAACGGCTGAACCAGCTGCCGCTGCTCCTATTACCATAGTGCGCCCCGAAGTATCGCCCAACACTGCACGAATATCAGTGCCATCCGATAAACCTTTGAGAGTGGCTACAGGGGGAAGCACCTGACCAGGAACGCCTTCCGAGAGACTAGAAGGATCAGAGATATCAGAGGCTCTGACAGTAATATTGGCTGTGCCGGAAGTATAGGCCGATACTCGAACACGTGTCATACCGGAACCACCCGCTCCCACAATAGTAGCGGCAGTAGCGGTGTTAGACGAGGCAAATACAAAACTGGAAACAATATTTCCAGTATTGACAGCATCAAAGTAAGTTGCGTTCCAAGTAGTACCGCCATCAAAAGATATTTCCGGTATAATGGTTCCGATCAAAGTTCCTGCGGCCAACTGCATACCTATGGAAGATAAACCCGCCGTAGTTACTGAGACAGTAGCATTCAAGGCGCCAAGAGCACCAGTAGCAGTGACATCTTGCGCAGATAAAGATAGAGAGTTATTAGGGCTGATGGCCACTACCAAAGCAGAATCGGTTGCGACAGCCGCAGTAGAGGCGGCTTTGACAGCAGCAGGGCCATGGGTGCCGTCAGTAATTTCAGTTGTCCATGCATTGGCTAAGGTATTGGCGGTGCCTTGATTGGCCGTGACTGTGCCTGAAACAGGCTGAGTAACATTGGATCCATCGACACGAAGCAAGCCAGCCGTGGTCAAGGAAAGCGGATACAGATCCCCAGCAGTCAAACCAGACTGAAGGGCTTGCACTTCACCACCTACAAAGGTAGCGGAAGTAGGAACGGCAGCAGCCGTGGTAGACACAGACGGATTGGAAGCGCTAATAGAACCAGTAATTCTTAGATTACCGGAAGTATCAGTGGAGAGCGGGACCATATCTCCAGTAGTATAAGTGGGGGCGGAAGTATTGGCTACAGCTGCTATAACAGGCAATTTAGCAGTAGAGTTGGCAGTATTATCCGAGGCGGTGCCCACAACGACCATATGGCCAGAAGTATCAGTAGCAAGGGCTCGGGCGTCTGTACCATCGGAGCCACCTACTAAAACTGGATTACCTGCGATAGCAGAGCCAGCAGCGGCAGCACCCGCTACGATTTGTCTACCAGAAGTATCTGTCAAAAGTGTTCTTGTGTCGGTACCATCGGACCCTGCGTTGAGAACTGGATTACCTACCAGGGCAGATCCCGCAGCACCTAATCCTCCAACTTCGGCTAGGAGATTGGAAGCAGTAGCTTGTATGACCGTAAAATTTCCGGTTCCTGCGTTGGCCGTCACTGTACCTGAAACTGGCTGTGTAACGTTAGATCCGTCCACACGAAGCAGTCCGGCTGTAGTCATAGATAATGGGTATAAATCTCCAGTCGTCAAACCAGACTGAAGAGCCTGTACTTCACCACCTACGAAAGTAGCAGAGGTGGGGACAGCAGCAGCAGTGGTAGAGACGGATGGATTAGTAGCCGTCACTGTGCCCGAAACAGGGACCGCAGTGCCACCAGAAACACCTTGAATAGAAAGAACGCCACCAGTAGGTGTGCCGGCTGTACCAGCTCCAGCAATGATTTGCCTGCTGGAACCATCCATTAAAATGATTCTAGAATTGGTTCCGTCAGATCCGGCAGCAAATAAAGCTCGTGGATTCGCTGGTAGGGTATTATTATTCTGGATGCTTAATTCATAACCATCCGAACTATATAATTCTACTACTGGCGATTCACTTGACATATTATTTCAGCCTAACTTTTTTAATTCTCTACTAAATGCAGGCCTACCAATATGGAGCACCTTAACAATTTCTCGCAAACCACAACCATATCAGATTGTTCGGTTCAAGGTGTAAGCTCTGTAACGCAAACGTTTCCGTTAACTGCATTCCAAATACCGCTGATAGCACCAGTATATGTGATTGGAAGATCATAGTAGCTGTTTGGCATTACTCTCACCGTGAAAGCGGTGGTAGAGGCAGTGGCACCGAAAGCTAAGAACAAAATTGCCGTACTGTTGTTGTAAAAAGTGGCGCTTACTCTGTTAGCATTAGAAGCCAAAATGGAGGTGCTAGAAGTAGCGGCTGTTACTTGTGTTAGAGACGAAGTGGAAGACTTATCCGTGGTAAAAGTGCCAGAGACTGGAATAGCGGTGCCACCAGAGATACCTTGCACAGTTACCACACCAGTAGCTGGGGTACCAGCAGTACCGGTACCAGTAACAGGTTGGGTAACTGTCGAACCATCAACACGTAGATTTCCGGCAGTACTTAGAGATAAAGCATTAATGGTATTGTTGGCATACCCAGATGGAGCGGAAGTAGTAACCACGCCACCTACTTGAGTCATATCAACCGCAGTAGCCACAGCGGTTGCTAGTGGATATGCGCTATCAATACGTAGCTGACCAGTAGTAGTAAGATTGAATGGATACATATCACCGCTGGTCAAACCGGACTCAGCAGCGGTAGTCACTAGAGCACCCACATAAGTAGCTTGGGCTGGAGGAGCTGCGGCCGTATTACCATTAGCACTGTTAGAAGTAGTGACAGTGTTGTTTGGGCTGATGGCCACTACCAAAGCAGGATCAGTTGCTACAGCGGCGGTAGAGGCCGGCTTAACAGCAACTGGGCCGTTGGTACCATCGGAGATCCGAGTATACCAGCTTTGAGCAAGAGTTCCTGCTAGACTTTGAGTGGCGAGAACACGCAAATTGCCAGAAGTATCCATAGAAAGCGGATCCATTTGGCCAGTGGTGTAGGTGGGAGCAGCAGTAGTTACAGCACCAGCCACATACATAGCATCAGTGGAAGGGGCGGCAGCAGCAGTTGGATAAACACCATCGATACGAAGTTGTCCGGCAGTAGTAAGATTGAGGGAGTACAAGTCACCGTTAGTCAAACCAGACTCAGCAGCAGTAGTTACCAATCCACCCACGAAAGTAGCAGAGGCAGGAACGGCAGTTCCAGTAGTAGATACTGAGGCGTTGTTAGCAGTAACGGTACCGCTGACAGCCTGAGTGACTGGGGTAGTTTTGCTAACCACGGTGGTATAAATGCTAGCGCTGAAAGTGCCAGTAACAACCCAAGAAACCCGAACGACAGGGCTGGTGGTACTATTCAGTACCGCAGTGAAAACCGCAGGAGCGTTTCCGGTGCTGATAGCACTAGTGCTAGCAGAGTTACCAAACAAAGTGGTGTTATTGCCAGGATCTACTTCTTGAATAGTGTAAGTGATAGAACCAGTACCAGTGACAGTTCCGACATTGACAATGATGGCAATTTCTTGCGTACCGTAGTAGTTAGCCGTAACAAAAGTAGAACCACTGGTAGTTACTGTCGCGTTAGATTGAACAATATAATCATTGCTCATATTGACGATACCTAGCGCGCCTTGAGCTGCGGAAGGGACGTAGAGAGCATCACCGCTTGGGTTTTGACCCGAGATGAGAAGGGCTCTAGTGCTAGCTGGAACAACGCTACCACTGACTACGGTTAATTCGGTACCATCAGAACTGTATAAGACTACTGCTGGGGATATGCTACTCATGTATTACTCCTGAAATAAAAAGTCGCCGAATTTTCGCGCCCTTGTTAAACCTTATCTTCTTTTATGTGTTGTTAGCCATAGTTATAATGTCAATTCACCGATTCTAGCAAAACCTCCGGTGTTTGACCAAATACCGTCTATTTCTCCCGTATAACCAAATGGAACCTCATAATAACTGAGAGGAAATAACTTAACGGTAAAGTCTGATAAACTAGCACTAACTCCTAGCTTTACATATAACAAAGCCGAAGCATCATTATAAATAGTGGCCCCCAACCTTAATGTATTAGAAGGAAGCAATATGGTGTTAGTAGTGGAAGCGGCTACGCTAAAAGTATCATTAGTAGAAGGGCGAGCCGCAGTAGTAGTGATAGGGGTATTAGGTGAAATAGCTACTACTAAAGCAGAATCCGTAGCCATAGCAGCTGTCAAAGGCGGTGCCACGGAGACTGGCCCATAATATCCATCTGTAATTTGTGATATTACTATTAATCTGCCAGTAGGATCTTGTACTATTGGACGGCTGACAAGAGCCGGGAAAAAAGTGGCTAAGAGGCTAACATAAGTAACGGAGGAAGCGGCAGTGGCCGTACCAGTGATTAGACCAGCAGCATTTTGTATTTGATGTTCCGCACCAAAACCGATGGCACTCAAATCTTGAGTCCAATCATCGCCAGCTAGAATAATCGAAGTACCTGCACCAGCAAAAGCGGCAATACAGAATTCTCCATCATGATTAGTAAGAATAGATTGGGTAGTAAGCGATGTTCCAGATCCCACACCAAAAATAAACTGATCTAAGATGGGGCTGCCAATTAATAATCCACTGACTTCATAAATTTGCAAAGAGACGGTAGCAGGGTTAACGAAATTAGCAATGATATCAGGATCAGAACCGCCGATACTTGTGGTGTACCATAAATCAATTTGACCATAACCATCATTAATTACAGAGGCTCCCTCTACATAAAGATTTCCCTGAGTATCAGTTAAAGTATAGGCAGCAGAACTAGTTCCTTGTCCTTGCATAACCAATACGATAACAGCATTGTTGATAGTGGTATCATCACCAAAACTAATAGAAAATAAATTGCCAGTAGTTGGTGGTGTATTGTTTCGTTGAACAACCGTAGGCGTTATGATAGGCGGACTAACCACAGTGTCTAGAGAGACCTTAAGAAATCCTCCAGTAGTAGCCTGTAAGTTAGTGTAGTCATTGGATTGAGCTGCTCCACCTTGTTTTTGAGCAGCCAAAACTGATCTAACTACTTCGGTAGCTTTTTGGGAAGGAACATCAGTATCTAAATTCTGTGTCCAAGAACCTCTGGTCAAGGGATAATAAACAACAGATAAATCAAAATTGGTTTGGGCGATAGCGCCATTGGTATAGGTTATTCTGAAGTATTTGGCACGAGGCGTAATAGAATAGTATTGTCCAACATTAGCTTGAATGGTAAAAGACTCTGGATAATTATAGGTAATATTATCTTGTGACCACTCGAAAAGTAATCCATTGATAGCGCTAACCACATCACTTAAAACAGTGACGTCAATAGTATTAAAGGTACTAACATCTTCTCCTACTCCCACAAAGGTATCGTTAGATCCTAGTGGGATGGTAGTGCTATTGAGGGCAGAAACGGTAGGGAGAACATATGGAATAACAGTTTGTAATCTACCAGAAGCATCTTGCACCAATGGACGGCTAACAAGGGCGGGAAGAAAAGTAACCAAAATACCAAGATATGATTCAGCTACAGAAGCAGTGGCTAGTCCGGTGATAGTGCCAGCGACAGCTTGCGTTTGGCTTTGGGCAAAAAATCCAGGCGCACTAAGATTAACATTCCAGCCCACATCCGGTGTGATGGTAGGTGTCCCATTGGTAACGAAAGCAGAAATACAAAACTCAGTATCGTGATTGGTAAGAATAGGACCGGCAGATAAATTAGTGCTATTTCCCAGGCCTACAATTGCCTTATCCAAAATAGTAGCACCCACCAATAAACCATTGACTTCATAGATTTGTAAGGCAACGGTAGTGGGCGTACTAAAATTAGTTGCGGCAACCGTGAGGGGACCGCCAATAGCGTTAGTATACCACAAATCAATTTGCCCGACACCTGGACTGGCAAAACTAGCGCCTTTTACATATAAATTTCCCTGAGAGTCAGAGAAGGTATATGTGACACCAGAAGAGCCTGCTCCCTGTATAACAAGAGCAATGATAGCGTTATTAATGGCGGTATCATTATCAAAAGTATCAAAAAAAGTAGTCCCTAGGCTAGGCGCGGTGGGCTGAGCTTGTACAACAGTAGGAATAATAACTGGAGGTGTAACCACCGTATCCACTGACACTTTAAGAAATCCAACAGTGGTGGCTTGCAAATTAGTATAATTATTTGTTTGAGCCGCACCGCCTTGTTTCTGGGCAGCCAAGATAGATCTAACCACTTCGGTAGATCGTTGTGCTAAAACATCAGTAGATAAATTAGAAAGTACTGGCGACCTATCGATAGGATAATGACTAACTGATAAAGCAAAATTAGTTTGATTAGAAACACCATTAGTATAAGAAAGTCTAAAATATTTGGCTCTGGGAGATAAAGAGTAATTTTGGCCTACCCCACCGGTAATAGTAAAGGAAGTACCATCTGAATAATTCCAATTAATATTATCTTGACTCCACTCAAACAATAATCCGTCAACAGCACTAGTGACATCGGAGAGTACCGTCACGTCTGTAGACACGAAACCAGTAATGTCTTCGCTAGTCCCCTGGAAAACACCAAAGGCTGCAAGGGGCGTGGTAGTACTATTATTGACAGAAAATGTTGGGATTACTTTATCAACAATACTTTCAACTTTAAGGCGATAATAGCCGTCTTGATCGAGACTATCCCCAATAGGATTGCCATATTGATCAAATAAAATTGCCGCTGGTGAATCATTAGCCATTATGAAATCGTCCTTACTCTCGTTGATTCAAATATCATGTTATTGTACGCGATACTGTCACTTACTGTATGCGCCACTGTAACACCATCGGTATTATATATCTGCCATATAATATTTGTTGGGACTGGGCCAGACCAAACTAACATTTTGGAGATTATTATTTGAGACATGGTATCATCTTCATACCAAATAACAGAAGTGGGGAAAGGGGAGGACTGCGGTAAAATAACTTTGTAAGCCCCTGATAAGAAGCCATCGCCCGGTCCTTCATCAATAAAATGAATGAGTTGTCGTAAAGTTTCATGTTCAGAAGAAGTAATACCACTGCCACCTGTTCCGGAAGCAGGGGTGAGAGTGGGTAATATAAAAATATTTGTATCTAAATTATTACCTATTTGATTGTAAACATAGATTAAATTGATAGCATTGGGTTGCCCCACTTCCCAAGTATATGGGGAGGACCCAATTGTAATATCTTGCCAAGGTGGACAGGAATAAAAAAATATTTCCACAGAATTAGGAGAAACAGAAGAGCCATTACTGGTGACTCCGAAAATTCTTTCGCCGGCATGAGGTCCCTGAATAACTTGTATTTCGGCACCCGTAACATAACCGTCTAATACCTTAACGAAACACGAATTAAAATCACCAACATAAGGAGCCATATCAAAACAAGGGATACCTAAAGTGTTGATGGGATCGGTGTGCTTGAGCATACCTGCACCAAACAAAGTGATAAAAGATTGTCCCGCCAAAATATCAATACCAAACACTTGACGATTGCCTAGATAAGCAATGGCATCTAAGGTGTTACCGGAAATATTAGCTAAATTAGTAGGAACATCCGTACCGATGGCGATAGGCTGTTGATAAGTGGGCGGCAGTTGGTCATAATCCACACCCTTGATAATTTTACGATCCGAACGTTCATAATTGAGATCGTCCCGAAGGCTGTATGGATTACGCTCGATCCAAGAGATATTGCCATTGTTAGCATCTGGGGCACTACCACCACCACCATTGAGAATACTCACGGTATCAGGTGCAATGTAATTGCTAATGGTAAAGGCTCCGTTATTAGCGGGCGTATTAGCATCTAATAATTGCAACACACAACCAATGGAGTCGAGCGTCATTTCACTCAATCCAACAATAGTTAATTCGGAACCGTTCATAGAAATAATGGACGCGTTGCTGCCCATAGGTCCGAGTGGCGCCCCTAACTGTTGCGGTTCGTCCGCAATATCTAGATTGGAGTTTTGATCATCGGAACCATTTATGTCATTTAACTGATCGGCTGCGGTACGTAAGACTGTCATCTTCCCTACTTATATCTCAAGATTAGGGAGCGTCTATTACGTACCAGGCACGTAATATGGCATCGGGTTTAGGTGTTTTGCTAATAAAATTGATGGTATCAAAACCAGTTCCAGCCCCTCCAGATTGAGATACTATAAAATCTATATTTTCTTGTTGTTTTAATCCATTATGAGTAATGAAAATGGTAAATTCGTTTCCATCTGATTGTGTTCCATCCAAAAACTTATCTGGGGAGGGTACAGTAAATGTTCTATTAACCCCATCTTGCATACCAATCAAAGGCCGATCATCTCTAAATAAATATGGAAAGCCAGTTCCCGTGACACTCAATCCATTGACAATACCAGCTGCTTGTAAAAATGCTTTCTGAACAGGGTTGAATTGTAATAGATCAATATCACTACATACAACTGTAATATCACCAACTCTAATTTTATTACGCAATTCCCCTTTGAGTAAGGAAGCGCGAATACTACTTTCTGATACTCCTGGGATTTGTATTAAATCTCGAAGACAATGATAGTTAATTGGATAGGTAAAGATACTAATGGTTTTGACTTGTGGACTGACATTTTGAACTACGAAACAACCGTTGACATTAGTGCCAGGAGCAAATGAATCAAAACCCATAATTTACTTTCCGTATCTTAAATAAAACTCATCTGGCATAAGTGTATGTTTTTTCATATTACACTCTGCACACGACGGCCTGACATTTTCCAATGTGTGGGCGCCACCCTTAGATAATGGAACAAAATGATCTAGGTGCTCAAAATTTTTCATCTTACAATAAAAACATTGATTACCATATTTATTAAACACCTCTTCTAATGAAAAATTTTCAACAATAGAATTACGTTTTAACGCCCTTCTACGTCTCTTATACTCATTTCTTTTATTTTTTATTATTTTGGCCCACGCTTTAACACTATTTAGTATTGTCTCTTTATTACTGATATAATAATTTTTAGCCGATTTAGCATATTGCTCTTTGTTGCTAGCATAATGCTGTTTTCTATATTCCAATTGTTCGTCTCTCGTTGCCTCGTAGCGCTCTTTAAAATAAGAACTCATCTTTTCCTTATGTTCTTTTCTATAATTTTCTTGATAAGTCATAATTTTTTCTTCATTCTTTATTTTATACGCTTTATTTACCGCATTTTGACATTTTTTGCAGGCAGAAGCATGTCCATCACGTTTTTTCGAGCTTCTATAAAATTCTGTTATGTCCTTTATTATCCCGCATTTTTTACAAAATTTCATTCCCATTATATACTTCCTATCTCAAAGCTAACTATCATAAATTACTCTTTCTGGTCGGGAAAACTATCTCTAATGACAATCGTTATGCTACGCTCTACCGTGCGCTGTCCCTCCGTAGGGGCACTAATAGTGAATAATTTTTCCATCAAGGTGTCATAGCCTTTTGTAGCTACATCGTGTTTGGTAATCTCCAAGGCTTGCTTGACATCCTTACGGATCAATTCCTCATCCTTAGCTAATATAACTCTTTTGAGGTCGGTTTCTCCCATTTTAGTAAGATTATCAAAAGTCAAACGATATCTAACATTCAATAACTCTTCGATATAATCAAAACTGCCCACCCCTGGTTGATTGGTAGAAAAATTTTCATCTTGGGCAATAGTGCGCAAACCATTATCTATGGTGGAAAGTAACACACGAGCGTTACTGTCTTGCCACTCATGCTCTTTGCCATAAGTTTCTTTCAACTCATTGAGCACCTTACGCAGCTTAGCAAAACTTTTTACTTTTTGAGAGATAGCTTCTGTAATAAATGCTTCACTACGATTATAATTCTGTAAACCTCTACGTGGATTAAATTCTGTCTCTTGATCAATAAAACGAGTGTCAAAAGCTACTTTCTTAAATCCTGAATTGGGGATCAAAGAAGAGAGGGCTACTTTTCTTAGTAATCTAGCCTGTTTCCTAGCAGGAACATGCTCGGAACCCCTAGAAATCAAATTGTACAGCTCGGAAGCTTCTAATAACATTATATTCCTATACCTATTGGTGATACCCTAATCATTATACCACTTTATTATACGCCCAAGCCCTTGACAAGTAATTTTTATAATTTAGGTTGAGACATTATGCAAAAATTAGCCATCTCCCCACACCTAATCCACCCCTCTGCCATAGAGGTCTGCCACACCCTCCATAAGAACGGATACCAGGCTTTTATTGTGGGCGGTTGTGTGCGAGACCTTCTGTTGGGGCAGAAACCCAAGGATTGGGATATCACTTCCGATGCCCATCCTGAAACTGTTATCCAACTATTCCCCAAAACCATTCCCACTGGCTTGCAACACGGAACGGTCACCGTCTGTATGGGAGAAGGCACAGAAAATCAGTTTGAGGTGACTACCTTCCGTATTGAAGGAGAATATTCAGACGGTCGCAGGCCGGATACTGTTTTGTTTGTGGCAAATGTAGAACAAGATTTAGCTCGCCGTGACTTGACCATCAATGCCATAGCCTACAATCCTATGACGGAGCGTATTTTCGATCCCTTTCACGGTATGGATGATCTCCAGACTGGCTTGATCAAAACGGTAGGGAATGCTACCGCCAGATTTCAAGAAGACGGATTGCGTATTATGCGAGTGGCCCGCTTTGCAGCTCGTTTCAACTATGTCATCGATCCAGATACTTTCAGGGGTATGACTCTCAGCCTAGAAACGCTCCAAAAAGTTTCTAAAGAACGCATGCGTGATGAATTATGCAAAACTTTGATGGCCAGCAACCCAGATATAGGCTTGCGCATCTTGTCTTCTTCGGGAGCACTCAAAATAGCTTCTCCCATATTGAATTACCATCCTTCAGCAGGAGCCTTTCCTTGGTCGGGAGAGTTAGAAACTAGGATAGCTTGTCTGTATATTCATCACCCAATGATCATGGTGGAGCAAGAATTGAATAACTTGAAGTTTTCCGGTCGAGAGATCAAGAAAATTATGTTGCTGCAAGAGTTGTTTGGCCGATACCTACACGCCAAGCGGAAGGTCGGTTCCGAACCCTACAAGTCCATTATGAGCATTATCAAGAACCGATCCATAGACGACTGCCCCTCTACCTTGGAACAATTTATAAAGTTGTGCGAGGCCATGGGCCAGCCCATCCAAGAATGGTTGGAGATCCACCAAGAGGAAGTGGTATATGCTCGTAGAGAAATGGAAATCAATGGAGATGATCTGTTAGCTATTGGAATGGCACCGGGCCCCAAAATCAAAAAAGCTTTGGACGCTTGTTATGCCGAAATCTTACGCAATCATAAGCAAAATAGTAAAGGAAAACTTATTCAGTTTATCAGAGATCGCTTGCTCTATTAGTATGGGCTTGTTGGTTGATCTTTTTATATAGATTATTATGAGTTTTGCGCAAGAATGTCTTTTGCTTATCGGATAGTTTGTCCAAAGATTTGGGGTTGCGAAACTTGTCATAAATTTGATGCAAGAACTCCTTGAATGGCTTGAACTCTTGCGGCATCAGTTGCAACTCAAAATGCACTCCATCGCAATCTAAATCAAGATGGACAATGCCGTGGTATTCCAGGCCGTGTTCTGTCGAACGATCCATATGCTTATCAATTTTAGCAATCTTCTTGCCAAATAATTGATGCAGAATGTCCAGCACATCCTCGTGTTGAAATTGCGGGGAGAAAAAGAGACGACCCCTCACCAAGTCCGATAGTTCTGCTGGATCCTTGACACGATCGGCCTCCATCTTGCGTTTGACGCTGGGGTAGGGCTTGATGTTGGTTTGCAACTCAAAATCGGAAGGTGGCAAATCAGATAATTGCGATTGCACATATTGCATGGCGTGCTTCAACTTGGGCACCACCTGCATATACTGTTTGCGGAGTTTTTTGGGATCCATACTGGATATGTCAAAAAAGTGGCACCCTACAAAAGCGAAAAAGCTCATAGTTTCCTATGAGCTTCTTCTGTATCTTTATTTAGTTACGACTTATTATGCACCGATGATTACTGATTTACGGCCCGCAGCGCATCCGCGAGGGTTCACTATAGCAATTCCGATAATCTCAGAAATAACCCAACCCAACTTGAGTTGCTTTGGTTCATCAGCAGGAAGTACTTCGATGTCTTGTCTAATTGGCATGACTCCTACGAACTCAGGGTCTGCCACACCGTAGATCGTACCGGGAGGCACAATCTTGCTGACCATAATGTCAGTTCCCCAGATATGAGCATACAAACCAGTTTGTAGAACTTCACGCATGGTTACTGGATCGAAATCACCACCACCCACGCCTTGTCCACCACCGGAGCCCCACTTCAAGATATCAGTGAACTCATTGATGTTCATGAAGTACTTAGTAGTCACTAAGTCCCAACGATCAATTTGTTGCTTGATCTCGACCAAGTCTCTCTTGAGAAGACCGGCATCTGCGATGTCAGTGAGAGTGTTTTCCACAGAAGCTGCGGCATCCAAGGCTGCGAAGATGTTGGCATCTTCTTGGGCCATGATTTCTTGACGAGCCTTCTGGACAGCTCTGTCGATAACGTTGAATCTACGACGCTTAACTTCTGCGATTCTAACGGTTGGGTTAGCGTAGACTTCGAATTCAGGAACAACTACTCTGTCACCGAATACTCTGGACTCTGGGCCAGTACCGTTGCTAGAAATAACAACAGCGGCAACATCGATATCTCTATCGTAAGTTGGCATTGCACCTTGTGGCAATGGATCAACTACTAGGGCACGACGAGCGATACCATGGTAATCGAGATTTCTGCGAATCGGATTGGCCATTGCTTGGGCCAAAGCGATTTTACCATCTTGTGTTTGAATTGCTCTGGTGATAAGCTCATCTCTCTTGTCGTCAGACAAGGCAGGTTGACCAGCGAGACCTTGGTTTGCTGGGACATTCTCTTCAAGAATTGCAGCGTAGCGAACTAGTTGCTGTAAAGTGTCTCTAAAAGAAGAGCCATTTACTTGTCCTTTATCGTTGAACATATTCATATGTTATCTCCACATCTATTATTAGAATAATTTGCCGACTAAATGTCAGCCACACGAGTAATCGTGCGATGAATAGATATGAAATTATTACTATTTTCTTTTATGCAAACGCCGTGCATATCACGATATATAATAGTATGCACCATTCGGAGATAAAATGTCTATAAAATACGATTTGATCGGACAAACATTCGGTCGCCTTACCGTCATTAAAAAAGCCCCTAATATTGTTGGGAAAAAACGAGAATATGGAGCATGGGAGTGTTTATGTAATTGTGGAAAAATAAAAATTGTAGCCACAGTTCATCTCAATAGGGGAACTGTTCAATCGTGTGGATGTATAGTAAAAGAAGGCAGAACTACCTTATCGGCTGGTCAAAAATTCGGGCGCCTAACTACTATTATATACAAGGATAACAAATGGTCGTGCTTATGTGATTGTGGTGAATATGTAGAGGTTTCATCCTATAAATTAGCAAATGATAATACCAAATCTTGCGGATGTCTCAAAATAGAAATTAGCAAAACAAAATCTGATAAACTTATTGCTGGCAGAAGAAAAAACGAACCTCATATCGCCTCTGCTCGTAGAGTTTGGCAAAATACTTATTTATATCGTGATGAAAATACTATTTCATTCGAGCAATTTATGAATGTTTCACAACAAAATTGTTTTTATTGTGGAATAGAACCAAATACTAAATACAACTTTTTTGCCGCAACATCAACTTATAGTTCTAAAAAATCAGAGGCAGAGGGATTATTTATTTACAACGGTATGGATCGTGTAGATAACACCAAATCACATACCATAGATAATGTAGTAGCATGTTGCCCAATTTGTAATAGGGCTAAAAGTGATAGAACACAAAAAGATTTTTTAGAATGGATATTACGACTAACTATTACTGACTTTCATCCGCTCATTATACCTCAAATACTGTTTCCAGAAAATGGCTCATTAGCCACATCAATTAAGTGCGTTTTTTACAATCACAAAAACGATACTGATATGTCAGTAGAAGAATATTATTCTATTTCTCAAATGAGCTGTTTTTACTGCAATGGCAAGCCAAATAATACTTTCAATCGTGCCAAAACTGATAAAAAATCCTCCGATAAAGCCAAGCAAAACGGAGAATATATTTACAACGGCATTGATCGTATAGATCGATCACAACCGCATAACAAAAACAATGTGGTGCCGTGTTGCTATTACTGCAATCATACTAAAAGCAAACTCGCCCTACCCGAGTTTCAAGCTTGGATAAGACGAGTTCAAGACTTTCAGAAAAGCAAATTAGTAGATAATGTAAAGATAGCCTGAACCACCGTTACCACCAGCTCCACCATTGCCGTTATCATTACCAGATCCTCCTCCACCACCACCAGCAGCAGTATTGCTTCCGCCATTTGAGCCGGCACTACCAGCACCACCTGTGGAACCGTTACCACCATTTCCACCAGCTCCTTGTGGCCCAGCACCACCCCCGCCCCCTCCACCAGCACTCACTCCCGTAGCATTAGCGCCAGCAGAGCCACCAGAAAATCCACCCACATAATTTTGCATTCCAGACTGTGATCCAGTTCCATTTGATTCTATACCATTTCCACCAAATCCTGGCATAGATGGTAAGGTTACTACAGAACCGCTATAATACCCAACCCATCCATTATTTTGCGATTGATTATTGGCATAAGAAGTACCACAAACAAATATTATGCTTTCGCCCCCATCTGCATTGCCACCAGCCCCACCACCGCCAAGAGCATAAAATAAAGTTGTCGAACTATAAACAATAGTAGTTGCAGTACCATCATCTCCACTATTTCCAAAATGACTACCACCAGATCCACCCGAACCACCAGCACCAATAGTTATAGTGTATTCGTTTCCCGGAGTAACCAACATATATGATGTTTGTTGAAGTGATCCACCTCCGCCACCTCCAGCGCCAGTACCATTAGCTTGACTCCCACCTCCAGCACCACCACCGCCTCCCCCAGCACCGATTACCAATACATTAGTAATGCCAGCGGGGCAAGTCCAAGTGCCGCTGGAAGTGAAATAATCAGTTGTCAAACCGGATGTTGGAACTGTGACTGGTAATGGTTGCCATTCGCTATTAGCATTTACCCAAGTTAGCACATAACCGTCTTCGGTGGAACCAAGAGTTCCAGCCTCTACTGCATTACCTTGAATTCCCTCGACTGTTCCGTTGATATCTGATGCCATATTTCCCTCCCTAATTCAATTTATAATATTCCAAAATATTGATATAGCACCAATGAAAAATGACCAAACCATTTCTGATTTAGTCATTATTCGTATACTATCTAAAACTATTTAGTTATTAGGTGGTTGGAGGAGCAAAGTAGATAGTCGCAAACTGGAAGGCACGTGGGCCAACAGAAGAGACGTTTCCACTTGGGCTATTAAGTGCGGCGACCAAATAGTTAGGTGTAGTTACCAAGGATTGGTTGGTGTTGAACTCAACAAAGTGACCAACAGTTGGGCCAGAACCACCAGTACCGCCAATAACATTGGTGTTACCAGTAAGGTTTGGGGTCAAAAGACCACCAGTACCGTTACCAACAGCGGTAGCTGCGGTAAAGCTCAATGGAGATCCAACAGTCAAGCCGTTAGTGGTGTTGGTTGGAACCAAACCAGTAGCAACAGTGGTATCCACAGCGTCTAGGGAGACGGCATAGAGACCTGGCTTATCCCAGCAAGTGCACTTGCCAGAGCCGGTAGCAGTGTGAGGTCCGAGAACCGCACCGGTAAAGGTGGTTGGACCGTTGACTTGCTGACCGACAGTTCCACCGACGACAGCTCCGAAGAGGGTGCCGTATCCAAGGATACCTTCATCAGAAAGCATTAGTGGACGAGTGGTGCCAGTAGAAGAAAGAGTAGAAAGAGTAGCGTTCCAAAGTCTGGTAACAGCTGGACGATAGAAAGTACCAAGTACATTGACGTAACCATCGAAGACATCGTAAGCAGCGTGATCAAGACCGGAGGTGGTGACACCTGGCTGACCAGAAGTTACTACAGCGCCGAAAGAAACAACTTCACCGCCTTTGAGGGTGAGAACATCGATGTCAAGACCGTCGAATTGACCGAGAGGCTGAATGCCTGGTTGCAAAAGTTTTAGAGCCATTTGAATTTTCCTTATATTCTGTTGAGACATAAAAGTCTGCAACATAAAGACTTACACCTTAACTTACGATATACATATGAAGAGATATTACCAGATTTGAGAAAATTATAATCCGAGCTTGCCAAATTCTTTATCAATATCACTCAAACCAGTGACATCCTCTTCCGGAGCAGCTGGGGGAGCGTTCTCTGGGGCTACCTCTGCTAATGGGGAAGTGCCGGAAGTAGGTGGAGAGAAAACTTCGGAAGAATTGGCTTGGGCAGCCGTCAAAGTTTGGATTACTTGCTGCTTAACGCTTTGATAAGACTGTAAACTATCGGAAATATTCTTAATATCCTTCTGTAAGGTCTGCAAAGCATGCTTGACATCGTCAAAATCATCGGCAATCAATCCCATACCACCGTGAAGAACTTCCACAGAATCCACCATAGAGGAAAGTACCCCTTTTTGAGCAATGGCACGTTGCTTGAAACCCTCATTGTTGAAATTATTGATAACGGTCATAATAAAAGGGCTGACTTCATCGAAAACAGCCTTGAACTCTGCCAAAGTGTTTTGCACTTCCATAGTTTCTGGTTGTTGCGCTAGTTCCTTCAATTCTTGACCGGTACGTGGGGTCTCCAATTTCTGCAACACCGGCAATACCTTCTCCACTCCTGCGTGCAATTTGTTCAATTCCACATTGAGTTGATTGACCATTTGCAAAAAAGCTGGGGTGTACTCGTAGCCAGCTCCAATGGTGGTTTGGATGCTGTTGGCTGAGTTGAGCAGATCGTTAATTTCATTGGTAGCCTTCTGAAAGTCGGCCTCGAAACCATCGCTGTGAAAAGCTAAATGCTGTTTAGCATACAAAGCAGCTACGGCTGCTGCAATTCCAATGAGCAAGGGAACTAGGGCTACCTTATGGAAGGCTTTTTTTTTAGAGGCTTGAAGGAGGCAAACATCGGCTAGTTTACATAGCTCGTCTTGTTGCAGACTATCCAATTGGTTAGCGGTTCTAACCAAGGAAAGTAGTAATTGCTTCTCTGCATATTTACGATTGGTCAAATGACCATCTGGCTCTTTCAGAGAAATATGAATACGAATATTTTGGCCTTCTATTTCGTTCTCGATTAGGCCGTTGAGTCGATCATAAGAAGGAGAAATCACCAAGGGCTTAGGATGAGCGATTTCCATAATATTATTCTTATAGTCCATATCCTTAGGAGGAGCTGGTTTGGTATCGTATAGCTTACCAATTTGCTCAATAGACAAAGAATCCATTCGAGGGTTAGTCTCGTGAAAGTCTTTTTCCGTATGCTCGGCGTGCTCACCTTGAGAAATAAGTCCCTTCTGTTGGGCTATTTTGACAAATTCACTAAAAATATCGCTTCTCATATCTTTATTCCTCATTATGCCGAACCTGATGTATCGCTTTTAGCCACATCATCGATAAAATAGTCTACTAATTGTTTTTTAGTATCCCAATTAGGTGGTAGAAAAGTAACGGTACTACCTGGATGACGAGCATTATACCATTCTATTTTTTCTCTTATCATTTGGAAACCAGGGGTCTGTTCAATCAAATTTTCTTTGCCATCCAATCCACCATAAGTGTCCTTAGCAAACTGAATAATCATATTGCTAATATTGGATGAATTATTTTCAATCGGCATCTGGGTAGGTAGGGGAGCATTGCCCTTGAGCTTGTATTTGGTTTGTGTCGAAGTGGGGCCACTAGGTGCCGATGGAGAAGCAGCTTCTTCCGTAGGGTGAGCTGGATCATAAGTTTTGTCTATGGAATTAGGGCGGCCCAAAAACTTATTAGCTATATCTCCAGCTACCATTAAACCAGCCGAAGCTAGGGCAATCTTGATGATGAAACTTAAAAGTTTGCCTAGCACACTAACACCTTGTGCTGAGCGAGGGGCGCTACTCTTGAAAATAGTTCCTTCCTTGGTCAATCGCAGACTGTCTCTTTCATAATCAATGAGAGCTAAACTGATGATTTTGGCATCATACATCAAATCCAAAGAAGAGGTAGTGATGCCCCCTGTATGTTGTGCTGTCACACCATTGACTGCTTGATCCACTTGACCAGAAGATATTTTGTCTCCCGAACTAACCAGCTCTTTTACCTTCTCATAAACATTAGTCAAAATACCTAGCACATCGATATGTAGAGTACTAGCTAAAAATCCCAACAACAATCCCAACTTGCCCAAACCAATGGCACTGAACAACATGGAAATAGCCCCAGGAGCTAACTCTCTCAAAATGCTAGCCTCTGGGTGGGCTGGGTCAATTTTGGAAGCAAAATAATCTTTGACTTTAGATAGCAAATCGGAAGCAAAACTAGCCTTCTTATAGGGGCGCGGGTCCGCTAACACCGTCTCTACTAGTAGCAAATCGACATACAGGCTAATTTCACCACTGGACATTATCGTCTCCTCTGGTGTTGAAAATCAGCTTGCAAATCTTTGAGCAATTGCAAAAGATCGCCCAAGTTAGTTTTCTCGGGACCGCCTGGGGCAATTTGTTGCTCCACACTTTGCGCTACTCCAGGCCCCATACCGCTTCTAGGGTTGGAGATTTCTTGCAAGTGATCTCGCACAAACAACTCATACATTCTGCCCACGGTTTGGATCATACTATACAAAACAGTGGCCAATCTAATGCCGCCGTTAGTGCCTCGAGCCAAAGTATTGAAGCCCATAGGAGTTAGTGTGGTTTCATCCAACTGAATAGGAGCGCCTGGGTTAATCATAAAAGAATCGATATTCTGAAAATCGGTATTAGCCGTTTGAGCTAAGGTGGCCATTCTTGGATCCAACAAAGCATATTGATCCACGAACATTTTTAATTCTCGGGGATTGATTTCTTCGCTGTTGAAAGGAAGCATACTAGCTAATTGTTCTAGGGAGGCAACTCGTTGTTGAGCGGCGCCACCTTGACCTACTGGGGTTGGATGTTCTGCGTTTGGTCCCGTGGTTCCTGCTACTTGAGTAGGTGGCTTATATAGCTCGCCGATATTGGTATCCAATAGTCTATTAGTCTCTTGAATTAATTTGGTGAGCTGAACCTTCAAAAAGGTGTTGGGCTTTTTCTCTTGTTGCACTTGTAAAGAGACTAGATAAGCGGATAATAAATCTTTGTTCATGACGAAAGTGGTCATAGCACCACCGAAAGGCTGGCTGCGATTAGTGCTTTCAATCAAACCACCACCTGGCTCTAACTTATATACTTGGTAATCTTCGTTATGAGGATTTTCGCCTTCTGAATAAACAATTCTTTGTCCATTGACAGTAATTTTGTTAGTCAGTAGCCAGTTAGCTAGCGCACCTAAGCTATTTAGATTTTCACTTCTAATAGCAACTTGAGTGGAAGGATCTCCCTCGTGAGAAACATTAGCTTCTGCGTTAGGGTTTAGATTATTCTCTAGATTACTAATCAGTTGATGCAAGTTAGTAAAGTTGGCAGTCTGCTGAGTGTAGGCCGGATCGAGAGGTTGAGCCTGGCCCTTCTTGGCAAACTTTTGTTCGTCTTGTAAACCAGCTTGTAACAAATCTCGAATTAGAAATGGATTGTCGTGGATAAAGGACATTAGACCGCCTTCTTACCGTGTTGTGGTGAGTATGTACTTGGAGGGGCACTTAAAGAAACACTACCTTCCATCAAACCAATATTTTGTTTGAGAGAGGCTAGTATTTCTTGAGGTGACGCATGCGGAGCATGTTCTTCCATCCACTTCTGAAAGGCTGCTGGATTCAATAAATCATTGACAGTAATAACCTGCTCCTGTTGCTTACCACCCTCATTGAAGGTAACTCGAAGCTTAGAATTCTGGGGACTGTTACCAAACATATTTTGTAAACCAGAAATAGCTTGCGGATCCAGTCCCTCGTGCTTGTAAGTATGGAAGACTTGATCTCCTTCAATATAAGCTCGATAAGCTGGCTTTTCTAACACACCCTGTTTGATTTCATTGAATAGTCTACGAATGCCGCTTATTTGTTTGACGATATCAGCAGCCGCTGCCACTTTCTGGGTAGCGCTGAAATCATTGAACTCTGGTGGGATATCGTTTTTGAAAGCATTGAGATTATCTTCCGTGTAGGAAGTGTGAAGATGGAAGTCTGCTGCTAATTTGAGCAAGGCAAAAGCATAAGCATAGGCGTTATGCAAAGCTGCATTGGTGCGAGGACCCCACTTACCATCCACTGCAAACTCACCCGACTTAGGATTACCTATTCTACGCATAGTATCCATCACTACATTCATTCGGCTAGGATCGGTAGGTTGTTTCTCGGACATATTTGTTTTGTTAGCATCGGGATCAAATTCCACGCCTGGCACATCGGAATTTCTGAGATAGTTTTTAGTAATAAAATCAGCAAAGGAATTTCTACCGGAGGCTTCCCCCGCAGCGGCACCTGGACTGGCAATGTCTTGTAGATTAATTTGAGCTAACACGTCTTGAGCTAAATTGATTAATCCTTGTTGCATGGTTTTGACAATAGGGATTCCGCCACCTCCACCAGAAGAAGGCGTAGGTGTCAATACAGGCGGACCCGCAGCTACTGGAGCTGGAGCGCCTGGACTAGGAGGTGGAGCTGCTGCTACTGGTTTAGCAGGCGCAGTTCCTTCATAAAAGTCAGGCACTCCTTGTGCTATTTTCTTGATTAGATCAACTAAGTATTTACTCATTATTATCTCATGTAAGTTTGGCTTGCTGGAAAGCATTGAGTCTATCATTGACAGCACTCAGTCTAGTAGCATACGGTTGCACTATTTCCGCAGTTCTATTAGCGGCTGGAATTTGCGAAAACTCTTTATATTCTTTGGCTAAATAAGTGGAAAGAGTATTTTGTAGATAGCCAATTTGTCTGGAAGCATCGGCTGGTCTGTTAGCTTGGATTTTAGTGATAAAAGCTTTAATTCTTTCGTAGGTAGCCTTATAATCACTAATTAGTTTAGCGGCTGCACCTCCACCTTGAGAAGAGGTGTGTTCCTTAGCTTTAGCTTGTATGACTTCCATAATTTTACTGATGGCCAAGCGAGCATCTACGTTAGCTTTTTGAGCTACATTGATAAAATTGCCGGCTGCCAACTCTACATCACGGAAACCAGAAAAAACGCTGGTTAGATCTTCCCAAATAGGATGAGAGCTGCCAGATTGGCCAGGCTTTAAGTTGGAAGGATGATCATGCTCTCGAGCCATGGACATAAGTTGATAAGCATGCTGACTAGTGTCTTGAACGGAGCTAGCATAATCTTGCAGGGCTTGCAAATTGTCTGGATTGGCGTCCTGTGTTAGGGCCATAGCCTTACCTGCACTGCTAAGTGTCTTATGTAAGCTAGCTTGAAACGATGTTAGCTCTCCGTGCATAGTGGGTGGCATATCTGCCTCCACGTCAGTGGCTTGAGAAACAACGTTGTTGCCAGCTTTCTCCAAATCGGTAGCATAAAATTTGCTCTCGAAAATTTCATACCCTACAACGGCACCCACCGCAGCAGAGACAGCTGCCGCTGCTACCGCAGCCACAGTTCCGGCCGCTATACCGCCTGCTGCTTCTCCGGCCCCCACTTCTCCCGCTGTGGAAGCAGTTTCAATACCGGAACTATTAGAACCAAACATATTGACCACTCTACTCCAAAGATTAGGAGCGGCAGAATAACCCATTGCCGGGTCAAAAACTAAAGGGGGAGCACCTAGAGCTACCTTTACTGCTTCGATGATCGATTTAGCGGAAGACAGTTTGCCACTGGGCTTCTTCTCAATCATTTGCAACATCTTAGTATGCCTGTCAAGAATGTCTTCGAAGGTGGCTTCATCGCCTTCCACACCTTCTAGTTTATGGCTACCTTCTGGGTGGGCGCGTTCTACCAGATCTTCACCCTTCTCTTTATGGGCTTCATACATAGTTTGAGCTTGTTTGTAGTTGAGGAAATTTTCTTCCAACTCATTAGCTTCCACCACCAAACCTTGCTCCCTCATTCCATTACAAAGTTTGAGAATATTCTCCATCAAATTAGTAGTAGGGGTGATATCCGCTTTTTTAATAATGGCAGCATTCTTCTGAAGGGCAGCTGGTTTGATCAGGCCCTTTTCTTGTGCTACCTTTTCCAAGGAGCGCATTAGTTCCGAATCCCAGTGTTTTGTGTGCTTGAAAGACATATGTTGGCCTCAATAAGTAGATTGTCTATATTATGCGTGATGTTGCATATGAGACCGTAATATTTGGGACTTACCTACCCTGCAACCTTACTCGTTTGATCGCCTTGGAAGTAACGCCAAAATCCCTAGTAGGCTTTTTCAAGCCTTTTCTGGGCTTAAAAAAATAAAATTTCCAACATGGGATTCATCGGAGTCGGGGGAGCAGTTATCATTCCCACAGCCGGATGAATCGGACTAGGTCTTCTGGTAGTAGCAAATCCAGTCTCACTAACATACACATTAGCACGAACAGGATATTGTTGATTAGTCTCGTATTGATCCGTTTGAAAAAACATTCTTTCAAACCAAACTGTCATTCTACCGGAGCCTGCCGTACTATCATCACCAGGGATGTTAGCTACCATATAAGTATAATTGACAATAGCTTTAATGGCATTAGGGATACCAGAACCTTGAATATCTAAATTTAATTGAGTTCCTGCTACGAAGGTAATAATTCCATTTATGGGATTGAGTACTACATTAACGGTAGAACTAAAACTACTCTGAATAATGTTAGGTCTTCTCAATTCTACTTTAATATCGACCGGAGTAACTAATGTATTGTTAGGTCCTGGCACACCCACCGCAGGAACAATCACAGTTTCATTCCAAGAAACGTTGGTAAATGCTTTGGTTTTGATATCGTCAATAACACCAATGGGGGCGGTACCATTGCTAATGGTAGCCATCACTTGATTACCGATTACGATTAGTTCTGCAAATTGACCGGGCTGAAATTCAGCGCTAGGATCACAGATGAAACTTACTGGCAAAGTGTTGCCAACTTGCACAAGCCTAAGGATATGATTTCATTGGGTTTTTCTCCCAATGCCTCTTGTAAGAATGGATTGTATTTTCATTGCATCTCCAATTTTATGAACCAAACTCAACACATCAATCTCCACACTTGATATATATCCTGTTATGCGAAAAATATTCACTCCCCAAGACATAAAGTTAGCTATCGATCTATATAACGCGGGGAAACAACAACGTGAAATAGCTCAAACACTAAATTGTAGGCAAACAACAGTTTCTGGTATGCTGAGAAGAAACGATATTGAAACACGAGTAGGCAAGAAGATCACCTACACAGATGTCAATACCATTTTTTTCAAAGAGATAAATTGCGAGGCTAATGCCTACTTTTTAGGCTTCCTATATGCAGATGGTAACGTGCAAAATAATGCCTATGCAATGACTATCAAACTCAAATCCAACGATCAGTGCATCCTGGAAAAATTTCGAGACATCATGTCGCCATCATCTCCCATCAAAATGGCACAAAACAAAGGCTCCCCAAATACCTACTCCTATTTTCGCGTCAATCGCAAAGAAGTATGCGACCAACTAATCGCTTTGGGCTGCGTTCCCAACAAATCCCTCATCCTACAATTTCCTACGGCAATTCCTATGGAACTTGTGCGCCACTTCCTGCGTGGGTATAGTGATGGTGACGGGACAATTTATCAAAATCACTTCAAGAATAAAAAGACGATCAATACGATTTGGAAGTTCGTCTCTACCAAACAATTCTGCGAACAAACTGCTAAGATACTGAAAAAAGAATTAGATATCAACTGTTCACAATCATTATCACGCCCTCAAACGAACAAAATTACCACAACCTTATCGGTCGGTGGCAATCTGCAAGTGCGTAAAGTCCTCGACTGGCTATATCAAGACGCTACAATCTATTTGCCACGTAAATACGAAAAATATCAAGAGTTTCTGAAAAGCAATTAGCTTCGTTCGTCTTCAAAATCGGACAAAGTTTCTTCTTGATCAAACACTTCTAGGGAGTCGTCTTTGATATCCATACCAAATAACTCATCATCGGAAGCATTGATATCGAAGGAATCGGCGTCTAACAAATCAGCTAATTCTGGATCTACTTCTGACTTGTTCAATTTATTAGATTGATTAATATCAGCTAGATTAAATTGTGTTCCATGATTTTTTAGGTTTTGCACCTGTTTCTCGGAGGTAAGTCCTCTGGTATGCCTATCATCCGCAATACTCTTGAACTTAATAGATTCTCCTGGCTTGACTTTATTAGGATCGATAGGCATTTCAGGATCTTTCATCCATTCCCACATTTTACTAATGCTACGATTAGGGTCTGATATAAGTCTGGCATCTTGTTCCGACATAACGTTAGCGGGGCCTAGAAGTTTACCGATTTGATGTTCTGAATATCCCATCCCACGCAAAATCAAATTGAACTTAGCCTTAGCGATGGGATTGCCCTTAGAAAATTCCATCAAATCACGTTGAGTCATTCCTAGCTCCATCAATTTATTGATGGATGGCATTTGAACGGCTGGCTTGGATTTAGTAGTGTGGTGCTGGGCAATCTTTTGTAATAGTTTGAGTACATCATCGGCTCTAGATGCCAACCCCACCTCTTCGAAAATTTCCAAAGCGGCATGTAGGCAGTCGGCGGCCTTGACAAGATTCGGGGTGTCATCCGAAGCTTGCTTACGCAATTCTCCTTGCATGCCTGAAATAATCTCGTCTTCAAACATCTTTTTAGTGATCATTGATAATCCTGGGACAGGTTCTTTAGGATTTCTAGGATTTCCTCGGATTCTTGAAGCATACCAGCCTGATCAAAAATCTCAGCCGCCATACTCAAAAAATCAGCAGCTTTAGCTAATTTATCGAAACCATGACAAGCCTCGGTTTGGTTTTTGACCAAACCAGTTTCCATGGCACGATAGATCTCATCCTCTGCGCTGCACTGTTTAAACATTATTCACCTAATTGTAGCCAATTACTTCTTAGAAGAGGAGGACTTTTTGTCATCCTTCTTGTCAGACTTCTTGGAATCTTTCTTGGAATCACTCTTCTTGTCTTTGGCAGACTGAGAATCGCTCTTCTTGGAATCCTTCTTGTCAGACTTCTTGGACTTCTTAGTATCCTTATCCTTCTTCTTAGCTTCTACAACCAAGGAGGCAATTTTCAAAGTGAGGGCGGAACCTCTACCAAGACCTACGGCGTCCATGGCGGCAGATGCAGTAAGCAAACTGTCGATAGCTACGTCAAAGGCAGCAGATGATTCCATTGAAGAATCTTCGGCCTTGTCAGAATCAGAGGAAGACTTCTCGTCTTCTTCCTTCTTCTTTTTCTTGGCATCATTATCATCACCGAAGTGATTGTCGTATTCACCACGATCATCAGCAGAAGATTCGTCATCCTTCTTCTTTAGCCAAGGTGGCATCTTCTTCTTGGCATCTTGATCATCGGCAGCAGAAGAGTCTTCCTTCTTCTTTTTGGCATCTTGGTCATCTGCCATAGCAGAATCACAGGCGCAATTTTCCTTATCCTTGCCGCATTTGGCACAGTGTTCGGAAGCTGTCTTGTATTGTGTGGCAAACAAAGACTTATGCTCTTTGCTGTTTAGTACCGCATCCATTGTTGCGGCTACGAAATCTGATACACTTTGGTTTTTCATTCTGAATCCTCGGTTTTGGTAGAGTTTTTTAGTTGAACTTTAAAATACACCCTTTTTGGTTCCGAACATAGAAGACAATTGGGCATATGCGTCTTCTTCAACTAGAGAGGTGGTTTGTGAAGTTACTTCACTATCGCCTCTGAGACCAACTTGTGGAATACGACCAGCTTCCTTACGGAGGGTTGGTTCATGACGTGCAATCACTCTCTTGAGGGATTCGAAGTTATCATCGCTGAATTTCATGAGCTCATCTACTTGAGCAGAGATTGAGCTTCTATCACTACGGCACATACCACGGTCAGCCATGTCATAAGCAGTCTCGAAAGAACGGGCTAGTTTGACTCTGAACTTGTTAAGTTCTTCTTCCATATCAGCCTTAACGTGCTCCTTGACTAACTCACTAGCAAATTCGCTTCCGCCATCAACTTCACCATAGAATTTCTTCCAGTAAGCAACTGCATCCTTGTCAAGACCTTCTGCCACGAGAGCATCTACGTCCTTTGGATCTAGCTTACCTTCGGAGACAAGTCTCTGAATAGCTTCGGCTTCTTTACGAACCTTTGGTGGCATTCTAGCAACTTCCAACATAGCCTTGAGGGACTCTTCTGGAGTTTCAACTAGACCTAGTGGGAACTTAGCTTCACCAGTGTTGCTGGATGGCTTGGTATCCAAATGAGTCTGACCATCAGCCAAACCATCGGACTTATCTAGCATATCACTGAATTGAATCTTTTCAGCGCTTTGGATTTCGCCAGTTTCTTCTTTACCGAGAGCATCAGCAGCCAACTTAGCTCTGAGAACCGCACGGCCTTGTCTGGAATCATAAGAAGCTACTTTACCCACCATAATGTTAGCATCTGGAGCAAGCTTGGCAACTTCACCGGCTTGAGCTGGGGTAGAGACTTGGATACCGTCATTATCATCGGCGCCTAGACCTTCTAGACCCTCGTGCTCGTGTTCTTCTGGATGATCTTCGAGAAGACCTTCTAGTCCTCCTAGTCCATCATCGCCCATCATCTCACTAACGGCATCTAAATCTGCGTTAGTGTCGCTGATTAGTCCCATCAAGTCACCGCCATCTGCGGAGTGACTATCCTTCTTGTCGCTCATAGAATCTCCTTCGGCTAGTGATTGTAGCTCTGCTTCAATTTCAGCACGCTTGACAATGGCCTTAGTACCACGAGCATACTTAACGAAAGCGGTCATTAACTTGAATCCATCTGCTACGGCAGTCTTGGCTTCATTCAATGCGTCTTCTACGACGGTACCAACAAACTCTTGGTTACCTTCGTTGACAGCGCCCTTGTCGTACATGCCAGAAATCATCTCTAACTCTTGTTGATGATCATTGAGTTCTGCAATAGACTCCTTCATAGCGTGGGTTAGGGCACCATTTAGCTCCACTCTCAAAGTATTGAGGGTAGAGGTACCGAAACTAGCGGTAGAACTCTTGGAATCATCAGCCATAGCTGCTGGTCCACCTGCTGGACCACCAACACCACCGGCTGGAGCAGCATCTGCACCACCCATTTCGACTTGTTCACCAGTTAGAGCACGAACGGCTTCTACTAAATCGGAGCTGAGATCTCTGACCTTCTCGGATAGTTCCAAAGCACTTTGCTTTGGATCACCAGACTTACCAGCATCTTCTACTGGAGGTCCAGCATCACCGCCGCCTGGAGGGGCAGAGGTTCCACCAGCGTCACCACCTGGAGGTGGAGGAGCAGCTTGTGCCTTCTTTATTAGATTGTTAACAGCTTCAGCACCGTTTGCCTTGACTTTTTCAATCAACTGAACACCGAATGGCTTGGTTGCGATACTGTCGTATAGAACGTCAGTTACTCGACCACCACACAACTCATCCACAGAGGCGGTAAGAATGAGCTTGTCGCCCAAAAATACTTCCCAAGCACTCTTGGCTTTGTTTTGGGAACCGTTGCCATTTGCAGCCTTAACAAATCGAGCACGTAGGGTGTTGGCTCTAGCGAGCATTTCCTTACGCTTCAACTCATCCTTAGGATCAGCAGAGGATGGAGAGGGGTGAAGGCCGTCCACTGGACCAACGCCTGGAAATGGAGGTTGACCTACCATTTGCTTATCTTCATATTCACGCAACTCTTCGTTGAGCTTGTCTTTTGTATACTTTGGCTTGCCTGGGGTTGGCTCATTAACACCACCACCACCTAGCCAATAAGCTTGCTTGTACTGTAAGGCGTCTTTTGCCATTTGGACAATACCTTGGCGCTTAGCCTGTCGGTCTTCCACTTCGGCACGAGCGAGCATTTTCTTACGCTCTAACTCGTTGGAAGGATCCACAGAACCTGGAGATGGATGCATTCCGTCCACTGGCCCCACTTCTGGAAATGGAGGTTGACCTACCATTTGCTTATCTTCGGTTTCACGAAGATGTTCGTTTAGTGGGTCTTTTGGATATTTAACTTGACCCGGAGTTGGTTCGTTTACACCACCAGCACCCTGAAAATAAGCTGACTTATTGAGTTTATCTGATCCTGACATATTTTCCTCTTGTTTTATAGAAGTAGATTTCGCTAACTTATCCAAGCTCTTTTTCATTTGGTTTAGCCTGGCTTCAATGGAGGCTGTAACCTGTTGAAGTTCGGCTATGGACTCTGCCTCTACATCGGCAGATGCAAACCTGAGAGTTTGCGGAGTTTGGAGAGCCAATCCAGAATCCGTAGGGGTGCCTTCATCCATGGCAATGGAGCCCGACGATTGATTAGATGCAGAAGAATTAGTATCTTGTGGAGAAATTTTTACATTTTTAAATTCCTGCACTTTACGGAATGCTTCATCTAATTCAGACTTGAACTGATTTATATCGGTTGCTTGAACGTTGAATTGGGCGCTTCCTCCACCCTCATCACCGTTTGGATCTGACACATTTACTTGAGCACTAAATTGAAGATCGGCTAGTTTTTGTAGTTCTAGAGCACGATTTTCTAGATAAGTGTTCATGGTATTAGCTGCGGCAATGATATGTTTGATGTTGGCCCTTGGATCAGCACCATTCATAACAATAGAAAGCTCAATAGGATTGAGGTCCACGTTGATTTCGCCGTAGCAAGTCTTGTTTTTCATATGGCCGCAGAAATCGGCTTCTGCACGAGCGACCCTTCCACAGTCGTAGCAAATTGCTCGACCCACTGCCGTACCCATAGACACGCAGTTAGAAACACCAGTAGAAATTTGTCTGGCTAATTGCGGAAATCCAGCCTTATCTAAGGCGCATAAGGCTACTACTCTTTTGAGATTACGATCGTAATAGGTATCAACAATGAAACCTCTAACGTGGTCAACTGAACTGGATTTATGATCCACACATAGAGGCTTATGCTTCCATTTTTTGTAAGCTTTGGTTAATTCTTCCTCTGGAAAAATATCGCCATTAGAATTCTTATACGGCTTAACACTGGGGTCATTACTGGTCCATTTCCAAGTGTTGCCAGATTTATCCCAGCCCACTTGAACGGCCTCACCCCTAAGATTTAGCTTAGGCGTACCATCTTCATTGAGGGCAGCAGCTTCCGCAGCATGCATCATAATAGCGGAGAAATAAAGAAAGTCTTCGGCCTTGGGAGCAATCTTTTTTAGATTGTTGGCAAACTTTCTGAAATTTTCTAAGACCTCAGCACTAACCTCGGGAATGCAAGATGCTGCATCCTCAAGTCTAATTTCGTGTGCTTCACCCAGTTTTATTATCATGTATTAACTCCCTGACTTCTTCTGTTGAGAAGAATCAGTTAACTCGCTTGATTGCTTAACGAACTCTTGCGACATTTTGTTGACCGCTAGCTTCTGATCATCTGTCAGTTCACTCTCGTCAAGTATGTCTACTATTTTTCCATCGCCGTGTTTAATAAATGGCATATTTTCTCTCTGTTAAGGAGACTCTATACAGTATAAGGTATTATTGCTACAATTTTTCGGGTGATGACCGAAACTTCATCTATTATGTAGAGATATTACCATTTTTATGGTTTAGAATCTGGCCCAACCGTACTGCGCTCCTCTACTGCGTCATTCAATTGATCTTGTCTTTTATTAAAAAGATCTAAAATAAGTGGCGTCTTATGCTCAATTTTCATTTGCAAATCATTACTAATCGAGTCTACCCAGCTAGTGGCAAGAATATTAGTCTGAATATGAGTTTTAATTCTTTCATCTATAATCTCATCAATATCTTCACACTGCTTCTGAATACTTTCGATATGCGTCACAACATCTTTGGAAAAATTATTAGCTTGTAAGTCATTGAATAAATCAGAAAGGGAATTTACTTGAACTTCCAAATCATCAATAGAGGTAATAAAAGACTTCATTAATTTGAGTGTTTGCGTGTCGGTAGCAAAAGTTTGCATCAAATTGACGCATTGAAAAGCAGACTTCTTGAACTCATCAAAGTTTTCAATGGTCTTATCTCTGAAACGACGGATAACAGCACGCGCCTTCATTATGTCCTCGGGCGTCATATCTGGATTATCCTTAAAAGGAGTTTTCATAATATTAAGATGATCTGCGGCTTGTTGAAGTAATTTTTCAGCGCCCTTGAAAGACAATAGAGCTTGCTCGGCCTGATGTTTTTCACTATCAGACACGTCATAGCTCATTTGTACCGAGTACGCCTTCTTAATCATAAATAAAGCCTCCGTTATTATCGGTGGGTCCAAAACCTCTTCCACCGGCGTCATTGTCGTAAACACCTATCGTAGGAACCACGTTCATGTCACTAAAATCATGCACACTCTGTAATGCTCCATTATCCGGGTAGTTTTCACGAGTCGGAGACTGATCGTCTACATAATTGTACACCGCGTCATTAGGCCATTTCCAAGTAGGGTCTAAATAAGGCGAAAAAGATCCTTGTTGCGCTCCATCCAAAGTGTTATCACGATTATCACCTATATAAGTTCTCTCATTAGAAACTATATCGGCATTATTTTGATCTGTGGTTGGTTTACAAGAACGAATGATCTTTTCGTATAAATGCATTACGTGTGGCGGTATCCCTATGCCAAAGCCCAAGGATTTAGCCTCTTCGATAGCTTTGTCTGGATTAACGCCCAAAAATTTACATTTAACCAATGCGCAAGCTAAACCAGTCCTATCTTTTCCTTCTTTACAATGAACGAAGGTGGGACCATTTTGCAGGAATAGCTTTTTTAGATTTTGAGTTAAGAAACGTAAGAGTGAGGTTTTATCATCTTCAATATACAATTTGACGTGTTGGATGCCTAAGAGCTTGCAGGCGCGACTTATTCTTTCGCCAGATTTTTGATCTAAACTAACAATTTTCTTAATGCCCAATTTTTTTTGTAGTGTCTGGACGTCAAGAGGGGAAGGCGAAGAACCTCGATATAAAACACCCGGAACAACCTCACGGAATCGTTTTATCATTAGAGGCTCCTGACTAAGCTATTGAGCACTTCTCGTACATATGCAGCATCGTGATTAAATAACACATGCTTAACGAAGGTGATAGCCTGTCCCAAAGCAGAAGATTCCGGTAGCTGTTTGGAAGCTATTTCCCCCTCACTCATCACGGCAAACTTTTTCTTCAAATTGTCTAGAGCGTGTTGCTGCTTATCCGCAGGCAATCGTTGCAAGGTAAATTTAACAATATCTGATAAATATTTACCAACCAACTGAGCATTGCCTAATTCCGCCACAGCTGCACACTTAATCATTTTGGTATCAAGTTTCACTTTATGAAGTTTATTAAATCTAACCATCGTATTTTGTAAAGCTATCTTTTCTGGCTTATGTAGTTTGCCCTTGACCGCCTTATCAAACTGTTGTTTGTAAATGGCTAAAAATTGCTTAACTTGCTCAGGAGTACCCTTTTGACGAATCTTGCGCATAATAGCGGAATAAGCGAACTCATCAATATCCGTTAAATCAATAATTGGGGAGCCGTCTTCCACTTTAGAATGATCGAAGTGCTTCATATATTGTTTTTTAGAGACTCTTTTTTTAGCCACTATTTTAAGGCACTCCATTTCATATTGAGATATTTTATCCAATAAATAATCATTATTCATTTAACCCTACTAAAATAAGTTGCATTAAAAACTCTTGTAATAGTATCTTTACTAACTCCATATTTAATAGCTAAATCCTTCTTTTTTATACCGCTATCAAAATCTTTAATAATATTTTCAACATCACTAACATTTAGGACAAGTCGAGAGTGACTCATATTAGTTCTAGTATTTAAATTATGCTTAACTCCCAAAGCACTTTTATTTCCTTTGTTAGCAGCCGATATTTTATTTCTTGTTTCTGGAGATACCTCTCTACCTAAACAATTTTGATTACCCAACAAAACCACTGATAAATTATCTCTATGTTCTTGTGAAACATCTTTACCTTTTAAAGATAATGATATGTTATACTTATGCTTATCAGTTAGCTTTTTTCCCTTTAAAGAAATACTATTTGCCACCCCAATCTTTTGTTTAGTTGCTTCGCTCATACTATGATTGTTTCCTCCCAATTTTATATTGTATCCTATTGAAGAATTATGTGAAAAGAGAAATTTAATCCAAAACTCTTCGGCATTATTACAATCATTTATATTATCATAATTTTCAATAATATCAAACTGAAAACTATCAACGCCATACTTTCTAATGGCTCTGGCAATATAAGTATTATAGCAAGCCGTTTTTTCATTAAAAGAATTATTTTTATGACAATACCACCTATATTCTGGATTCTTTGTTTGACCAATATATATTTTATTATTTATCATATTTTGAATGGCATAAATATAAAACATCATTCTTTCTCTTTCATATGTTTAAACATTTCAATCATTCGCAATCGGCGCTCAGCCCCTTTACGAGACTTATAGCTTCCTAAATTTTTACCCGTCTGAGAAAGCACACGATAGCTGCCATCTGGCATCTTGCGTATTTTAGCAAGTTTTACCAGTTCTTGTGAACACTTATTTTCATAAGTGATAGCCAATTGTAGGATAGCGTTTACGTCGATCATTTGTTTTTATCATTGGGTTTCTTATCAAAAGCTTGTCTTATATCCAAAGTTTCTTTGCTACGAAGCATCATATCTTCTAGTGTGCCATTGCCATCTACTTCATTCAGAGCTCTGATAGCCCTTTCATTAACGAACATGTAATTACCCAGCGTCAAGTGCTTATTTTGAGACACAAACGCGCAGTTAAGAATTAGACATTCACGATAGGCCGCTATGACCTTTCCACAAAAAACAGCAGGGTATGTAGTTGATATTTGTTCGGTGCTAACATCTTCGTAAGCATCACCCACATAAACCTCAATGAATTTATCTTTAAAGATTTCAGCTAAGAATTCGGCAAAGGTTTTTCCGGACCCTTGCAACTGCTGGATAGTGCTGAGAAGATGTTGTTCCGATACCATTGTGTTTCCTTAGACAAATTTGAGCAGGAACTTCCTGTAGTTAGTACCAGCAGTTCTGACGCTGATTGGTTGATAAGATGACTTTTTATCCATACTGCATTTAGTTTTTACTGTAATCCCACCAATTTTAGTGGTGGCATCTTTGAAAGTTTCAGCTAACGCTCGGGCCATTTGTTCCACCGCAGCAAAACACTCTTGCGATGGGCCGGCAATACAACATTCTACTTCCACTTCTTGGCCGTCCGTGTGTGGATAAGAAGTGGCTAACAAATCTTCATCTAAGGCTGTACAGAGCACTCGAGAGAATTCCACGGAACTAGCATAGTCGGGAGCAGTAATTTTAATTAAAATATTGTGGTTAGGCAGCACCTTCTTGTATAATCTCTTGCGAGAAATAGGAGAAGCTGATGATAACATTTGAATGTATTTATTCAAGATTTCCTCCAAACTGTTATCGTTTTGAGCCACCGCAGAAGGTGGAACTTTATTCGCAGTACCTGGTTGATAGCCAGTGGCATGCTGCATGGATACCAAAGTTTGCTTATAAGTGGGAGTGTTTTTATTGAGATTAACTTGACGACTGAGATCTCCTAAGGTGATGTACCCCTTCTTCTCTTTATCAAAGAGTGGATTAGCTTTATAAGCCCCACTTTCATCGCTAGCTTTTATTTTACTGCCTATGTCCAAATATTTTTTGCTATACCCACCTTCACTTTGTGGTGATTTTTCAAGTATAACAGTATCGGGATCGCCTTGCTCCACACCTGGTAATTTAAGGGCCACCGGCCATAAATTAGCTACGTAGTATTGTCCGCCAGAAGTAAAAGCTTTACCACCTTGATATCGCATACGATTTTTGATTAGTTTTTGGATCCAGGGGAGTTGCTCTTCTCCGGAAAGTTGCCTAAACTGATCTGGGGTTCCCGGAAATCCAACAGAATTTAGAGTGCCGGGCATAAATTGGATGAGACCCGAAGCACCACTTGGATTGTAGGCCGCTGGGTTCATACCAGACTCCGATGTCATCACGGAAATTAAGTCTTCCGGTTTCATTCCCAAAGCGGTAGTCATTTCAACGAGTTTGGGATAAAAATTAGGACCTAAATTGCCAACTGGCATACTTTACCCCTTAATTTTTCTAATCACGTTGAACAACACGATAGCTGTTTCTGGATCTGACTTCTCAATAGAAGTGGCATACTTGGCAATGTATCTGGCTATGATATGAGGATTTTCGTCGCTCAAAGATTGTAGAGACTCGTAAAAATTTTGATGAGAGGTTTTCGGCTTATTAAGTGGGAAAACAACGGGCTCTCTTTCCGTATCAGGGGCGGCCTCTTCGGGAGGAGGTGTGGGGAAAGGTGGAGAAGCTCCGGGTGGTCCCGCTAATGGTAATGAAGGTTGTGCCGGAGGGGAGTCGGGTGACGCTGGAATTGGCAGATCATAGTTGAAACCTGGGGTAGTGGCACCGGGAGCAGGAGTAGGAGAAGATGGGGCAACAACTGGTGGGGGTGCCGTTCCAGTTGGAGTGGCCACTTCTATCGGCTTATTTTTGGCCGCGTCTTGTCTTTCAAATTCATCTTGCCTATCCAAATACGGTTTGATAACGCTAGTGTAGTAGGCACGAAAACCCTTATCGCCATTATCAAATTTAGCGTACTCATTTTTGATTTTATTAGCCGCCTCTACATAGCTATCTACTTTACGAGTCGCGCGGGCAGCAGCCATCACTTTTAGGAGCCCCAATATATTTGCCAAAGCAGAGTCTGCCATGTCGAGAAGACGATTGCCACCATCTCTTAAATCTTTAACGACCTTTGGATATTTCTTTTCCCAGACAGCTAGGGCTCGGCCACGCTTGGTGCCAATGTTATAGAAAAAATCCATAATGCCAGCTTCTTTGGTCAAATCATCACTTTGGACTTCAGAAGTCTTACCCATATATTCTCTGAGCCCTTGAATATTTTCTCTCTGATCGTCTTTTAGATTTTGAAACAAAAAATCATGATGAATTCTATTGATGCTCATGTCTAGCACGCCAATAAACTTAGTGACGTCTGCCAGTTTCTTGTGGAATTGTCCGAGATCGGCTACTCCCATCATATATTCACGACGATTGAAATTGCTACGAGCCGACTTGAGCAAATCTTTGACAGACTTGCCGCCCACATCAACATCCGACTTGCCAATTTTTTGACCGGTCAAAATTGATCGAATGTTGTCATCAGTTTGTCTGAGATCATTCATAATTCTATCGAGTTCTGGCTTGAAGAAACCTTCAATGACAGACCCAGGAATATTGACTTTTTCTCTCAACTTATTGAGAACACCGCGTTCTTGAGCAATTTTATCCATGGAAACCCTCTACTTGAGCGTAATAGCTAAAACTATGTGAGATTATTCACAAGTAGTGGGATATCACCTTGGATTAGCCTGGTGGTGGTGGGGGAGGGGGAGGTCCGCCAGCTCCTCCTGCTTCTCCGGCTGGTGGGGGAGGAGGTGGAAGTCCGCCTGCTCCTCCGGATGGTGGTGGGGGTGGTGGCCCTCCTGGCAATCCTAAATCTGGGAGGCCGCCACCTGGAGGGGCACCACCTGGAGTCTCGCCTGGCACCGCCTGTTCTTGTGCAGGTTGTCCTTGTGGTTCTGGGATTTCATCTTCGTCATCCAAAGCACGAAGTGAATTGAGATCTAACGCTTCCAAAGCAGCCGCTTCTTTTTTAGCAATAGCGTTCTGAATAGCTTCTTTACGAATCTTTCTGGTTTCATCCTCGAATTCTAGGCCCATGGAACGATATAAAGTATGCAAAGAGGCCCTCTTCTGATCGGCAGTCCCTTGGGTCAAAGTAACTAGGGTGTTGATATAATCACCTGCATCAAACAACGACATATGATTCCAGTCAATTTCTGGAACGATAAGCTGCTTCTCACCACCCGAGTAATCGTAAAAACCCTGAATCTTAGAAATGGGGGCGAAAACTTTGGTCTTCAACCATTGCGACATCATATTACGGAATTGCATATAACGCTGTCTTAACACGTCGAGAGCCACACCAGCATTAGCGTAAGTCGTGTCCGCACCGCCATCCATCATGGCCTGTGGAACGAACAAACCAACATAGATTTCCTTAACTAACTGAGTAATGTCGCCCGAGATATCGAAGATACCTTGACCATAACCCACCCTAGTAACATCTACGCCTTCATGAGTAAAAATCTTGAAGTCCTTATCGTACTGTGCTTCCTCGAAGACACTTCTCCAGGCTTCCAAGTCAGCAAAAGTTGGCTTATAATCAGCGGAGCCGATCTTGACTACGGTAAGTGGATTGATCATATTATCGGCTTGGGCGTACTTAGATTCACGAAGCTTATCGAAAAGCATCAACTGACGGAAAATGCAGACTGGCAGGCCGGTGCCCCTAATTTCATAAGGACTAATTCTACGAGCTAAATGAGACACATGGAAATTGTCGAGTGGAATATTCTCACCACGTCTGACCGAATCAATGATATGTTGATTGAGTTGTTTGCGCTGTTCAATATCGGTGGGACGATTGGAGAAAATAATCTTTTTGAGATTTTCATCAGGGCGCAACATAATGATAGGCTCAGAAGCCACTACCGTACGTTTGACGATCATGAAATCTGGATTCTGAATGTGTAGACGACTCCATTTACCTTTACCCTCGTCTAACTCTGCGTACACAAACGCTTCACCCAATAACCAATATTCTTGTGCAATTTGCACGCAGATATTCATTAGATCTATTTCCTCGATCATATCATCGAAAAACTTTTCGATATCTTTGTTGGGGCACTTAATAGCTAATTTACTAATAGGATAGGTGCTGTGCAAACTAATAGCATTATGAACAAATGGATTCAAAGCAAAAAAGCTACGACACCAAGCGTTAATAGTGGCACGATCACGTGGTAGGTTTAAGTTGCTATTTAACCATAATGGCGAATATACTTCCGGAGTCTGTTTGACAGAGTCTCCGTGAACGCCACGAAACATTCCTCCGCCTCCAGCGCCTACTTGTGCGTACTTGGACATAATAGAAGGCGCGGCATGTGCGGAAGCAACTACGCGACCCGCAGGAGTTTCACCATTTTGGGCGAGAGCTTGATTATAAGTGGGACCAGTACCATCTAGAAACTTACCTTGTTCTACTTCATCTGAAAGAATTACTCTTCTTTCTTCTGAAATTCCATTAGCCATAATGGCACTAACATGTGGTGTAGTAGTTCTATTTTGTAAATATCTCGCTGAAAAGGACGGACTATCACCCAATCCTGATTTTTTTATGCCAGCCATATAACCTCAGTTGTTCCACTATACCTCTACTAATACACTAAATATGATATATCAGTAAAGCTTAATATTTAGAATTTTCTGGGACAATAACCAGATGTCACCAAGGGTTTGTTGGCATTTTTAGTGGTTTGTAGCAGCGGATTGTTATTAGTAAAGCCTCTGGTAATAAGAAACTTGTAAGCAATATAAGCGTTTAATAAAGCCATAAAACCATCGTTGGGGGTGCCGCCCTTGACATAATGCACGCTAGGATCGGCCCCTGTTCTAGAAATAGATGGTTTTATCTCCATACTAGCACAATGTTCAATGAGCCAAGCAATTTTTTCATATTCCCCATAAGGAAAGCGAATCATCCCTTTTTTCATCTGCTCATACAGCTCACCAATATAATAATCCCTCTCAAAAGTTATTTCTTTGGGGAAAGCATCAGCATTGAACTTGATATGATCGTTAATTTTACTATGTGCACGAGAAACTAAATATCTATCTCCATAAGACTGATGAAGGGTATAGGAAAAATCGTTAGAATAACCAATATCTCCTACTGCCAACTGTATGCTATATTGCCTCATCAATTGATCAATAATTCCCTTTTTACTCTCTGGATCGTTGCGCTTGAATTTGGTACAAAATTCAATTGACAAAACACCAGCCCCCTTGGTTTGTAGAACCACGGCCGTACTGTAAGATTGACCTTGCGCCTTAATTCTATCGGGATTAGCCAGCTGTTCTAGATCGGCACGGGCACCATAATCGATGCCCAATACAACAAGCTGCTGATTAACCCCCGCAGTGGGGATAATCCTTGGTACAAACTTTCTTCCAATATCTGCACAATGTTCCCTAATTTGTTCGGGAGTGATTGGCCCAGATTCACCTTGAAAAAACTCTCCCAAAACTTCGTTGGTATAAACTCTTTCCGTATTAATTGGGTGCTTGCCCGGTTTTTCACTTTCTAAATCTTCACGAGAAAACATTGGCATATAAAGCTGATTGATATGGAAACCAATCATCTTACAATCTGGATCATCTGGATTGATCAGAGAGACCCATTTGCCGCGTTCTTGGGCGGATAATTTATCCTGTTCATGACCACACTTAGGGCACTTAACTATCTTAGTATGGATCCAAATTGACTCCCAATCATTGGAATCGGGGGTGTAAAGCGGGAAATATTCTTTGCATCCTTCGCAACCTAGGTGGTAGTATTGCTGAGAAGATGTTTGCCACATCTTATGAAAATCGGAACCTTTGCGCCTAGGCGTTCCAAAATAAATTTGGACCCCTTTGGTAGGGGGGCCGTATTTAGCATTGGTCAGAATTTTGAGAGCATTTCCAATGGCTAGACCGGTGGTTTTCTGTACCTCATCAAAAAAGATAATATCAGCAGTACGACCCATAATACGGTCAGCATCAATACCAGTCGACTCTACCCACAAATGGTTTCCGCCTTGAAACTGCTTAAAATGAAGGGAGTCATTGGTAGCCGTACTTTGATCCAATAGCATTTGCATATAAGATTTGGGTCGAGCCCCCCTGCTCTCTTTGCTACCATCAGGAATCTTAGCCTGAGAAATCATTTGATTGAGTTTAGTCTTAGAATAAGCTGCCGCTAGTTCTAATTGTGGGAAGGCGTGAATAATGCGTATGGGCGATCTAAAACCGTCGCCAAACATTCCACATCCCATAAAATACATTTCCAAAGCCGAAGCCATGGTGGTAGCTCCCACCTGACGACCCTTGACTATAATAACGGGTTTGGCATCTCTCTCCAACGCTTTAATTCCAATGTATCGATAAATATCACTGAACGGTTTGTATCCATTGCCGATCAGAGTAAAATCTTTTCCTTCCAATGTTAAATATTCTTGGCAGAATGCGACTGGATCATACATCATCAACTGTTTCTTTAATTTCAAAAACAGTTCTTTATCTTCAATATTTAGAGTGGACACATTGAAAATATCAGTATATTCCCATACTTATCAATAATGCGCAAAAATAAGCTAAAAACCATTAGGTAAGTGCAAAGCAGTTAAATTCTAGCGGGCATTAAAGCATTAAAAGCGTCAGTGTTAGACGCATCAATGTCATCAGCAGAAGTAGCATGATCGCCCTGACCCAAATGATCGAAGTTCTCAAAGCTGCTAGGGTTATCTTTCTTGGCTTGCAGGTTCATCTGGCTGATCAAACGAAGCAAGCGCTCATCATCCCAGACCGCTTCATCAGAAATATCTCTGGCATGCAAAGATTGCAAACGAGCAATAATAGCCGAGATAGGCATATTACCCCTAGTTTCTTTAATAATATTTTCTAGGGTACGAAGAATGCTCGGTTTATCTTGAATAACTTGTGGCGTCTTGTTGGCACTAGGATCTTCTGATTTTTTAGGCTCTACAGTTTGAGCAGTTTTAGATCTATTTAATATATTATCCAATATTTGACGAGTAAATCTTATGTCTTTTTCCTGTTCTTCTGGCGACAAATGTTGCTCTTCGCCATAACCACGAGTATATAGTTCCCATTTCTCCAAAGGGACTTTTACCGAGGAAAGCTCAGGATCTTTAAAATATTTGATTACTCGAATTGATTCGGCACCATTGATACGAGGTTGTCCCTCTGCCATATCTATTTTAGCCATTAATTTACCAAATGCAAACCAGTCGCCAATCTTAGCAAGATCTTTTAACTGATCAATTTCGTTTTTTAAAGAGTTGGCAGTTTTAGTAGATGTTTCACTAGAAATCTGTTCTTGCGATTCTTTAACGTTATCTAGATAGCTATTCAAGCCACTACGTTGCATCATATCATCCACCGCTGCCTGTACAGAAGGATACTTGGACTTGGTGTTCATAATGCTATTGATTTGATCGTAGATAGATTCACCACGCGGCTGCACACTAGTCTTTTGGAGTTTGCTCTCAAACTCTCGAAGCCAGTGATCATCACTATAACCAGCATCAGATTGTCTGCTGACTACCGATTGGTGTCTTGGTTGTTTGACCATTATCTTTTACCTATATTAGCTATACCATCAGCATAGTTAGCTGCCCAGTCCATATTATCGCTATCAGACACTTCCAAATCTTCGTCTGGCATAAAACCACGATCTTGACGAATTGGATAGCCCATATCAAACAAAAGTTGTTGTACCTCTGCTTGTTCACGATCATTGAGCTTGAATTTTTTGACTTGACGATTGTATAAGTCTTCGATATCATGTCCTGCGGAAACGGTGCCGTTGACACAAACACGGGCTATTCTGGAAATGAGTAGGGGAACCGTAACGTACACTCCCTGCACACCCGTAATCTTTTGAGCCTCTTTGATGAAGCCATCGGAGTCAATTAAATATTCGGCAGAAGCCTTCTTCTTTTTACGAGATGACTTCTTGGATTCCTTGACCTTATCCAAACGTGCTTGTAATCTAGATAGACCATCATCTAGTTCAGCACGAACCTTCTCAACCTTGTTGGCATCGAGTTCTTCATCCAAGTCCATTCTCATAGCCTTAGAGATTTCACTGTCGAGCTTTTCCATGTAAGCCATGGCACGTTCAAGACCGGCAGAATCGTAACCTGAGTGCTTTGGAACAGCCGCAAGTCTTTCTTTAACCCAAGCTACAAATCCATGAGGTCCGTGAGTAGACCAATCCCACTTTTCGCCTTTACCATCTTTACCTTTCTTGGCATCGTTGGCATCTTCTTTCTCTTCTGCGTGTATAGGCTCTTCATGCACTTCTAATTCGGGATCTTTGGTGCCTGGTGGAGCGCCTGGCAACTCTTCTACTACGATTTCTATCTCGCCTGGTTCAGTCACCTCGATGGGCTCAAAACTCATAAGTTGCTCTGTTCCTTCGTGTAGGTGATGAGGAGGTATAGCAGACACCATATGCTCATCGTAGGCTGGCAATTGCGAGGCTGGTGAGATTGGGTCTATGACAAATAGCTCTTGTGCGTAGGATTGAAAAGTCATTTAGGATTCCTCTGGGAGTGCTTTCTTTATATGGTTTTATGCAATGATAATAGTTGGTTTTAGATATTCCACTTATCCTCATACATTTCATTACTAATATCGGAGATTGTATCGTATGGTTGCTCAACTTGTTCAGTCTCAACCGCATCATGACCCTCTGGATCTACACCGTCTGGTAGGCCAAATATCCCAGTTTCCGAGGATTCTAAATACTTAGCTTCCAGGCCATCTAAATCCATTTGATTATCGGCAGTATCAGCAAAATCAAACTGACGACCTGGTAGGGCCTCTTCCGTATAGTCTCGACCGAAATTAAGAGAGCTGCCATCATCAGGCTTTCCTTCAAAATCTGGGTTTGGCAAATAGGAATGCTCGCCAGCAATTTGTGGGCTAGTCATAGAGATATTTAAGTTTTCTGGTCCCAAAGGTTCACCTTCGGAAGGGAAATCATATATATCTGACTTCATTCTTCTAATTTGATACTCGCCCTCTTCGGGATAAATCATTTGGTTTTGACGATTAATCTGATCATCAATTGGGAAATCAATATCGTTAGAGTCCTTTTTCTTTTTATTCTTTGGACCAGGTGTTCCTTGATAAGGACTATTTCTCCAATCATAAATACTAGTGCCGTGTTCTTTTGGCCCCATCATATTATCATCATTATCATCGGCAAAGAAAGCGCCCGGACTTTTGTGGGGAGCGTCTGTGATAGTCTTTATCTTTTTACCTTCGCTCATAGCAGTATAAGCACCATCACCATAATCGAAGTTAGGTCCGGCCATCTTGATAATTCGGTGGAAGATCAGGGATCGAGCTTGAATAGTGGATTTTATGCCCCACAGAGACTGACTGCGGAATTGTGGAAATTCTTTGATGCTGGATTGGTCACTCACACTGCACCAACCTTATTAGATTTTCTTTTATTCTCAATAGCCTCTAATGGCTGTAAATTAGACAATGCCCAACACTTCTGAAAATTATCTTCTTCCATAGAAGAATACAGTAATTTTGATTGTGGCACAATATGATCTATATGCCAATAACTACCATAATTATCCCAAGTCATTTTATCATCAAATTTGCTTTCCAAATGCTCTTTGAGATTTTGTATAGTATATGGAAGATAATTTAGAATAGACGAATTTTTTCTTCCATTCAGTGCCGACCAAATCATAGAAGAACAATTACGCCTTATTTTATAGTTGATATCTGTGGCTCGGCGTTTTCTTTTATATTTATTATCATTTTGTCTTATTTTATCACTATTTTTTTCATTGTATGCTTTTTGCTTGATACCTAACGTCTCTTTATTAGCAATAAAATATTTAGTGTGATATTCTGATATCTGCTGTTTATTGTCAATATAATATTCTTTATTTTTTACAAGTATATTAGACTTATTGTTTTGATAATAATTTTTCTTTTGTTTAGATATTGCTTCTTTATTATTTTCATAACGAATTTTGTCTTGTTCTTTTATTTTTTCTAAATTAGCAAGATAATATTGTCTTTGACAATTTTTACATCTGCCTTTTTCTGGTTTAT